CGACCTCGACCCCGACCTCGACCCCGACCCCGACCTCGACCACGACCCCGACCACGACCTCGACCACGACCTCGACCTCGACCACGACCTCGACCCCGACCTCGACCTCGACCTCGACCCCGACCGTTCATATCCGTCCCTGAGAATGGCCGCATTCATATTATTTCTGGGAGGTTGGAATGCTTGTGATTTCAACAGCGTCGATGATGGAGCCGCGACCGATGATGACGCGGCTGCCTTTCGGGAACATCTCCACTTCTTTAAACGTGGCTGTCTTTAGCGCCTCCGTGAGCCTCCCGTCATCTGCGATCCACGCGGCATCCTCAAGGACAAGTTCTTGATTGGTCACTGCGACGAGCTTGCCGGTGTGATGATGCGTCACCGTGCGAATGAAATAGTTCGCGCCGATATTGTAAGGATTCTGACTCGGTGTGGCCGCGCATCCGCCGATCAGGGCAGCAATTTCGCGTGCTTCTTTGATGGTTAGATTTTCGATGTTTGTCATGTTGGTGTGTTTGTTGGTGTTGATTACAGTTAAATCTTACTCACGGCTCTCTCGCTTGGTTGGGGGTTGGGGTTTCACCGACCATCGCTTGCCGCAGGCCACGCAATGCCATCTCCGGGGTCCGGCTTGCTCAACGCGCCAAGAGGCACAGCACGGACAGGTTATCGACCTCCTCACTTCGCGCCCTCCTTCGCCGCTGCGAGGATGGCCTTCTGGGATTCAATCAAGGCCGCTGCTGCAATGCCGACAGGTGAAAACTCGTTACGTTTGCGCACCACAATTTCCGCCGCCTCCTTCATGCCGTTGGCGTGCGATTGCTTGGCAACTTCAAGAATCAACTCACTCACCTTCGCCAATCCGACCGAGTTCAGGTTGGTGTGATTCTGAATCTTGATGGCGCAGTCTTTTGCTGACTGTTCAATGGATTGGGTCATAAATTGTGTTCCTTCTTGAACTCCGCGAAGGCGGAGAGGGTTGCTTTTGCTGCAATAGATGCCTGAGTTGGCTCCAAAGTTGTTTGGCAACCAAATCCTCCGTCATCACCGTTGTTTACCAGTATTTGCTCAAGCGATGCTCTGTGGCAAACGACAGCCATCTTCTCCGCCACCGACAAGAGGGCGGTGACTTGTTGTTTGAGTTTGTCGCGTTCGGCTTGAACTTTTGCGTAATCAAAAATCAATGCGGGCGTAACTTCTGACATTTTCTTATGTCGCAAAGACTCCAACTCCAACCTCAACTCATCTCTTTCATCCATACACCTTTTAGCAAAATCTGTCATATCTTTGGTTTCCTTCTTCCAATCTTCGTTGCATGGTTGTCCATCTAATGCAGCGCGGCAGGAATCCAACTCCCGCCGCAACTCGGCGTTTTCCTGTTCTGATTTATGATACAGCACAGTTACATCATTGAGTTTATTTTCACACTCCCGACCGTAATCCACGGCAAATTTCAACTTTGAGTTTTCGCGTTCGATGGTGCGGGCGAAGTCAAAAGCAGACATTACTCGCTTCTCGTCCATTCCTCCCTGTTTCATTAATTCAAGTTCAGCAACGTCAATCCTTGGCGTCGGCGTCTCGTTTGGTTTGTCGGGGTTCATGGATTTACATTTCCGTTCGGCTCAAACGAATCGCACTTGTCCGATTCTGGTGGCCGGTTGAAGTCAGCATAGCTCTGCCGATCATGCGGCTTGGCTGTCCAGCGAAAGCACTGCTCTTTCGACAGGCAATCCTTGTCTATGCATTTGGTGATGTCGCTGCTCATAGCTCGTAATTGCTGGTTGCGGTTGGCGAAGGCATAGCCTCGCGGGGCTGAGTCGCGATAGCCGATGTCATCCGGTGACTCGAAATGCTCATGGCACGTATGGCAGGTGAGTTCGTTCATCACGAAGCCATTTCGGAGACGAATGGAGGATGTTCCGATGCGGGCGGCGTCCAATCCATCGCCCCTTTCGTCACCATCCATGCCTCCGGTTCGGTCAGCTTCCATCCCGGCATAATCATGTCGCCAACGTCATCGTATCCGGGCCAGAAGTCATTCTTGAGGCAATGGCAGTAGAGCTTGAGCGCCCGCTGATACTTGGCGCGGCCAATCTCAATGAACTCCTGAGAGAGCAGCCTGCGTCCTGTCTGATAGGGCGGAAAGCTCTCTTGAATCGCGTGCAACCATTCGATGCGTTCCTCGCCGGTTGCCGCAACGTAGAGGTCAATGTACAGCGCGGCTTGCGTGTCATAGCCACGTTGGAACACCGTGCGCGGCCATGCTGAAGGATTCGCCGTTGCCGCTGTCTTGAAGTCAGCGAGTGCCTTTCCAAATGTTGGATGGTTCGCCTCAGGTACCAAGTCGACGAGTGCCTTCAACGGCACAACCAGCTTCGTGTCCGCGTCATGGTATTCCGCCATGACAAATACCTGGGTAGTTGAGTGGGCAATCAGTTCGGCAATCGCCTTGTCCCGATGTAGCGATTCAATGGCGGCATCGGCCCGGCTGCGCTCAACCGACTTGATGACCGTCCGGTTGCCCTGCGCGCTACGCCACTCATCGCAAAATGTGGCGTTCCAATTCCACGGTTTCGGTTCACCGGTTTTCTTGTCCGGGTAATGTTCCGGTGCGACCGAGTAAAGCTCTCCAAATCTTTCAGGACTGAGAGCCAGCGTGTCGATGAGCGAACCCCAATCCGTCGCCTTGGAGTCCTCGCCTTCATAGCCATTGAGCCACCGCGAAGGGCAGTTCAGGAACTCCATCAGCGCACCCCGCGACATGATGAATTCCGGTGAACCGCGCTTGGCTTCCTGCCGATGGTAAACCGTAGGGTCAATCTCGGTGCCGATGATTTTTGCGTTGTGGAATTTCATGCTGCCGCCTTTGCCCTGATTTTGTCGGTGATCTTGCGGATGCCGGCCGCGTCAAAATCCTCAAGCGTCTTGGTGTCCTCGATGAATGCCTCATCCCAACAATGCTGCTGCAACGCCTGCTTGTTGCCGTGGTGGATTGGCTTTGTGAGCGACCAAAGTTCCTTCACGGCGGCATCGCGGTCAGGATCAGTCTTGGTAGCCGACTTGCCGGGCGCATTGCACCATTTAGCCAAAAGCTCTCCGGTCTGCGTCGAAATCGGCCCCTTGGTCGGGAAACAATCGCGTAGCGTGGGATGCGAACACTTGGTCAGGTTGATAGAGTGGTCTGGGAAAATCTCCGCGTGCGCTGTCATCTCGAAAATGAAGTCCTCCGCCTGAATCGGCGAAGTGTGGTCGTCCTTGATGATGCAAGTCTTGCCCTGCTCGTTTTTGCCCTGTCTCGTTTTGAACTTCGCCCGCAGACAGACGACAATCGGCAGCGGGGATTGGAGCAGGCGCAGCATGAACTTGGCGTGTTCCATTTTGGGCTGCTTCCAGTTGTGCAGCCCGCTCTTTCCGCTGCGCGCCTCGTTCTCGGTCGCCATGTCAAGAACGCCGCCGACGCCTTCCCATTCGTGGCTGGCACTGTCCACGACAAGGATTGCCGCGCCGGAGTCCTCTGCGGCTTTCAGTGCGCTGATGTAGCGGGCTGGCGAGAACGGCTCGCGCATTTCGATCACGTCATAACCGCCCGGCAGAACGTCGGCGTAGAGGCTTCCGCGACCGCTCTCTGTGTCGATCATCACAATCTTGCCGGTTGGCCCGACGAAGCCACGCGCCAAGAGCAGCGACGAATACGTTTTGCCGCACCCTGATTCTGAGTACAGTCCGATCAGCGGCTTTACACCCTGACGGGTGGCGGTCTTGATGGTGAATTCACTCATGTTGTTATTTCCGTTCGCGACGGCGACGGGCCGTCAAATCTGCTTGGCTTCCGACGCAATCTCGGCGCGGAGTTTCTGCTTCAATTCTTCACTGTGAAATTCATTTTCCAACTTTACCCAAGCCGTCGCCAAAACCTGTTTGGTGTCAAGCAGCGCATCTATTTGACGATTGACCTTGGCGACTTCCTCCCACGCCGCATCGCGCCTCGCCTTCAGGTCGTTGAGTTCGTCGGTGGTCATGGCTAACGTCGGGTGGTGATGAAAATGACAAACGCGCCGAAACACAGCGCCGACACAAACAGGTCCACAATTTAGGCATTGTCGCTCATCGCTTCTTCGCCTTTCTCGGCTGGTAGTTGAACGGAACGCGGGTGACTTCAATGAAGAAGTCGTTTGAGCGCCGGGTGATGATGCGGAACTTGGCATCATGCTTGAGTCGGTAGAATTTGACGCTGGAAAGGATGGAGTTGCGCGAGTCAATCGGGAACGAGTTGCGGTCGCCGATCTTCCATGATGCCCACGGATAGCGAGCTTTCCTGCCACCACCGGGCGGCGCGATTTCGTTGTCAATCGGAGTCATTTTAGTCGCACAGATTCACCCACTTGGTTCCTTGGCAGCCAAGTTTGATGAGAATCTTGACGGCGATCTCAGCCATCAGTGAAAGAATGCTGTCGCGTTTTGCGCCGCCGCCGACGCCGTCGGCGGCGGCGCAGGCGGCGGCGGCGGCGTCGGCGGCGCAGGCGGCGTCGGCGGCGTCGGCGGCGCAGGCGGCGGCGGCGGCGTCGGCGGCGGCGTCGGCGGCGCAGGCGGCGGCGCAGGCGGCGGCGCAGGCGGCGGCGGCGGCGTCGGCGGCGCAGGCGGCGTCGGCGGCGGCGGCGGCGTCGGCGGCGCAGGCGGCGTCGGCGGCGCAGGCGGCGTCGGCGGCGTCGGCGAACTTCCACGCCTTTTGTGCTGATTCTCGCGTGCCGGTTTTGGCGCATTCATCGGCGGCAAACTCAAATCCCTCCGCGTGCTTTGGATTCAGCTTGGCGGCAGCACGCAGCGCGATTGGCACAATCTGACGGATTGTTTCTTCGGCGAGCAGGCGCGCAAATTCCTGCTGATTAATCTGGTCGCTTCCAAGCTGGGCAATGGCGAGCCGCCGCAAGCCTTTGGCGCGAGTCGCTAGCGATGACCACTTTCTGTCGTTGAGAGAAATATTGAATCGGCGCACGGCGCTCCCAACGCAAGGAGGCGTGTCCGAATGTGGAAGCTCGAACGCAAAGCAAACCGCGGCCTCAACGCACATCTCGCCCGGCTTCTGCTTGCCAAGCCCATGCGACAGGCCGCAATCGACGGTTTCCAGCACCTTGCGTGCGATTTTCTTGGTGGGTTTGTGTTCCGCTGTTTTCATTTCGTCTGTTGTTTATACGTTGCCAACACTTCTGTCAACATTTCTTCCAACATTATTCGGCGCTGGATATTCCTCGCGCCATTCGCTTCCAATTTCAGCCAGCAATTTGCGGCTCAGATTGCCCTTGAAGAAAACAGGCACCCCAAGCAACGCATCAAGCACCTTCGCCAGAATGTTCGGCGACGGCTGGTGTGTCCTTGCGCCGTCACTGGCCGCGCCAACAACCGCCCAGTCCAGATTGTCGCGTTGTTCTCTAATCAATTCCGAACAATCGAAGGAAAGCGGCTCAATGCTTACCCACTTGATGCGCGCAGACGATTCGGCCAGCCACGCCAACGCCTTTCGTAGCCACGTCCGTTGCGCCTCGACCGTCAATTCCTTGCCGAACATGAATGTCGGAGGTGCGCTTACGCCACACCACAGGTTCGGTAAATTCAAATCGAATTCCAAAAGCCTTCGTGGATTCTTGGTGAGTGTGAAGAATATGTGCCAAGGGCTTTTCTGGATGGCAACCAGCGTCCGTTTGATCCATTCCTCCGGCACATCATGCCCAAACAGGTCGCTCATTGAGTCCATGAAGATCGCGGATGGTTCTTTGAGCTTGTCGATGCAGTCAAGTTCCTTGGGGTCAAACGAAAGCGAGTCAAAACCGTTCGCATAATGTTTGCCGGGAAACTTCTTGGCGATGGCCTCGGCGTAGCAGATGGCAATTTTGCCGTCAGGCATACGCCAGCGGCAAGCATGTTTGCAGCCCTTGACGGGATTGGCGGTAAAACCGGGCCTTCCGTGCGGGTGCGTCCATTCGATTCCTGGGAGTTGTTTGTTCATATTCTTGGAAATGTCGGCTGCTCCTTGGCCCAGTTCATCAGCGCCTTGACTGCTGCCATGCGCACGCTTTCCGGCACGTCCTCGCACGGATGCGCAAGGCTGCCGAGGAATTGGAATTGATTCGTGGAAATGGCCGGACCGTTGGGGTGCGCGACAAGGAACCAACCCTTGGCCTGACCTCCGCACTGTAGTTCGTCCATGATGGGATATTCCGCGCCAAAGACAGTGAGGGTTTTCATGGCAGAAGCTCCCAAACGCGCACCCATCGCGCATGATTTGAACGCACTTCGCTTTTGCGCCATTCGCCATTCCATTTGAAACCGATCTTAAAGACGGCCCCAAAAGCGTTCCCGTGGGAGGGTGGTGGCATCCATCGGCGAACGTCATCAATGCTAACTCGACCCCGGCATTCGCAAATGTCCCTGGCGATCTGTCGTGCGCGTTCGAGCCAGGCCTTGTTGTGATCGCTGACTGCGGCAATTCCTTCGCGCTGGGCGGCTTCGGCGAGTTCAAGCTGGTGGCTCATGGTCACGCCTTCCCTCCGTTCACGGGCGCGAGGGCGGCGCGGCACTTGTTCCAAATGTCTTGCAGACACTCCAAATCCTTTCGCTCCAATGTCTCGGTGTTCCAATAGCGGGCCTGGGCGTTGTTGCCAACCTGTTCAATCACCAAGCGCAGCCGTTCGCGCTCCCTGTCATTCTTGGCTAAAGCCTCCGTCTGTTCCGCGCACAGCTTGGTCAGCGCATCGTTGCTCTCGCGAATCTGTTGGATTGTGTCGGCTTGGATGGCCACTGTGATCCGTTCGGCGCGCAAGGCTTCCTCAAGCCGGGCGATTTCGTCGTGTTCTTTCATGATTGGAGAATCAGTGTTCATTTGAAGCCTTGTCGATGATTTGGTGATAGTGATCTCCGCGCCACGAATTCGAGCCAAACTCGATGTCGAACAGCGCCAGCTTTTCAAGATCGAAGGCGGCACAGACGACGTTGCCGGTGTCTTTATCCGCCTGCTTGTCGAAGCGGACAACCAGCATCTTACGTTTGCCGTCTTTGACGATGGCCACCGTGAATGGCAGCCCACAAATCCCGTTGCGATGGGTGGCGAGTTTTAGAATTTTCACGCTCATGCTTTCGCCTGCTCCTTTCCGGTTTGGTTGAGGATGACCCTGAACGCTTCATTGCGCATCTCACGGAACGACGCGGCGGGAAGTTGAACGGCGTATTTCTCGGCCCAGAACTCCAACATGCCAAGGTTGTTGTCGGCCTGAATCAGTTCAAGCATCATGTCGCGCTCGCGCCGCAGTTGGGCGAATTCGCAATCTATGGCTATCGCCAATCTGGTCTGCGCGATGGCCACATTGGTTGCTGAAAGCTGGATGCCGATTGCCGCCGCCGCCCGCATCGCTTCGGGCGTGGGTTGGGGTGATGTTTCGTGGATCTCAACGGTGGCAGGCAGGATCGCTTTTCGGTGTCTGAGGTATGTTTTCATTCGTCAATTTTGTTTTCTAGATCATGCCCGTTTTTCCGCATTCACCGGCGAACCAGAACGGGCAAACTGGTCCCTAAAACCGGAGACAAAGCCGGTCGCCGGGAAAGTTCAGTTGTCGATTGTGAGCATGACGGTTGCAACATTAGTGCCTTCGTTTTTGAAGGCTCCGGCGTCCAGCTTGATCCACTGCGAGGCAATCGGCTTCAAAGCCTTTTCGCGGTGGTGGGTGTCGAGACAGATTGCCGCCAGCCTTCCGCCCGGCTTTAGGAACCGTCTCGCGTGTTCAATGTGACGGATGTCGGCCCGCATGTGGAAAGGCGGATTCATTACCACGGCGTCAAACAGGCCAAGCTCTGCCGGTGTGGTGGCGAGAAAATCCCGCTGGACCAGCTTCACGCCTTCGCGTTGTTGCCGGTAGAGTTCGGCGGCGATCTGTGGCGCAACCTCCACGGCCACGGTTGCCACCGGAACCGATGGCCGGATGGCGTCGAGGATGCGCCCCAAGCCCGCTGACGGCTCAAGGACGGCACCCGTGAGCCTTTCCCGCCCGATCATGGCTACAAGCTGCGCAGCGATGGCTGGCGGTGTCTGGAACAGTTGAAACGCCGTCACCGCACGCGGAGCCGTGCCGGTTTCATGGCGCTGCGCCAACGCCTGAAAGCGCGGGCGCATTTCGTCCATGCGATAGCCTGCCTCGTCGTTCTCCATCCGCAGGCCGTGAAGCCGGTTGAAGGTGGGCGCGTTCATGCGTTGACGGGTTCGGCGGTTGCAACGGCTTCCCACACCTCCGCCGGAAGCGGCTTTTGCGGTTTGTCAGTGAGGACGATAACCGAATAACCGCTGATGCGAATCTTGCACAACACCGGCCCCATCGCCTTTCGCAAGGCGTCGCGTTCCGCGCTGTACATGTCCCAGTGTTGCAACTCGCGTTTTCCATCGCCACACAAGCCGATTGTCTCGGCCTTGGCGTAGCTGCCGGAACTGTTCGCCGAATACGTCTCCTGTTTGATACGACAGACGGCGGAAGGTTTAAACTGTGCCGAATGGCAGGCGCGGGCGCTTTCGCTGGTATAGGTGTTGCGTTCTTCGTGCTTGGCCTTGGCACGTTCGTTCCATAATGCTTGCAGCCGTTCGGCGTCAGCGTCGGTCGGGTTGATGAGCGGGCATTTCTCAACCTTCGGCTTCGCGCCCTTGATCTTGGCGCGAACGGCTTCCAATTCGGCGAGGCTTTCCGGTGTCGGTGGCGTGTAGCTGTCAGGCGAAATCCGCTCAAGGTCGAACTTGTAAGCAGCCCATTCCGTTCCGGTGATGTTTGCCGCCTTGTACGTCCAACCAGACACCTTCGGCCCCAGAATGTCGCAGCTTGTGGCGCGCCCGGTGGCGGATGACTTGGAAACCTTGAGGATCAGCTTGCCGCCCAGCTTGCCACCGGGAATAACTTCGCATTGTTCAAGCCTGCCGCCTTGCGCGGCAAGCATCTGGTTTTCGTAGGCAAGACGCAGCTTGTGATGATTGATCCAGTCCGCAAGGCTGGTTTCGTTCCATTCCGGCTTCAGCGGGTCGCGATGCTTCGCCATGTAGAGCGCAGCGGCTTCCGCGCCCGTAATGCGGTCGGTTGCGTCTTCGCGCAGAAAATCCCACAGTGAACCCTCTTTGCCGGTGCGCGGGTGCGTGTATTTCGTCCAGTTGTAGCCGATACCGGAAAAGGCGAGCGCGAGCGCGGTTTGCTTCTCGGTGTCGGTCATGGCGGAAATTTTGCGCCACGTCTCAAACCTTTCGGCGAGTTCCGAGTTGGTCTTTTCGTCCCTTCGCAATTCGGCCTCAATGGTCTTGATCCGCCCCATGCGGACACCGGGCGCGCTCAGGTGCAACGCGTGGGCAATCACGCCCTTTGTCCGGCGCTGCCAGTATTCCGCCTTGCTCCAAGCATCGGTCGCCCTTGTGCCGATGCGGTCGTGGCGTGCGGCGCTGCGTTCGGCGCGTGCCTGCGACTGGAAGCCGTGCGCCATTGGCCCGCTGTCGTAGCGGTCGGCGTGGCCGGTGGCTTCATCGGTGCGTTTGTCGCGATAGTCGCCGAAGCGTTCGGCGCGATCCGCTGCGCGCTCGGCTGGTCCCTGGTCTTCGTCCTCGATGATGCCGCCAGAGTATTCGAGCGCGGTGTCCCGCCGTTGCGGTGTCCAGACGGCGGCGAAATCCCCCCCGCCCGTCTCGCGCTGCTTGTGCAACGCCACCCAGCCTTCGGCCTTGAGTTTCAGATACTCATCACGTGGCACGCGGCCAACGTAAAGCCGCAGCTTGTTGTCTTCCGGCGAATAGGTCGCCGAACCTTTTGCTTCGTTCATTGTCTTTTTATCTTTCAGGTTTCACGCGGAGTTTCCGCATGGGATTGGCTAGCGCCGTTCCCGGCTGCCCTCAGCCTTCATGGTCTGTCTTTTTTGTTTAGGTTTACTGAGTGGAAATTGTCCTGCCCTTGTTCCTTCATCGCCTCAAGATCAACGCACACGAGCACGGCAACGGGAGCCTGGGCGATGGCTTGCAGCGAGTTCTCCGCTTCAATGGTCAACTCGCGTCCGCCGCGAAGGGTGAGCAGAAAGGGTTTCATGGTTCGGATACCTCGATTGCATCGCCCGTGTATTCACGTTCCCAAGCTGGAATTGGCGGCTCAATCTGGACATACTCGAACGGAATGATTTGAACCGCTCCAAAGCAGTCTTTCGGGAGCAGTTGCTTTGCAATCTCAATGGCTCTTTCCTTTGTCGCGCATTCAATCCGCACGTATTTGGCGGCGTCAATGTCGCAATCGTTTGTCCCTTCAATTCTGGGCAAGTCAACGCACGTTTCAACGAGCCATCCGTTCTTAAGCTTGGGAGTTTTCATAGGTTCAAATCGTGTTTTGCGCGAGGAAATGGCGTTTGGCTTGTTTCCACGGCACGCCATTCTTGCGCGCTGCTTTCTTGGCCGCTGACTCCTTCTGGCCGTGCCAGAGCGCGGACATCCTGTAGAGATCAGAGAGCGCGCAGACGTACTGTGTCCGCTTGCCCTTGAGCCGCAAACCTATCAAGGCTTCACTCTGCGAACCCGCTGGCGAAATGGTGATGATGACGGCGCGATGGCTGACAATCTTCGCCGTCTCGCGCACGACGGGCTTGTTGAGGGGGGTGGGCATAGGCTTAGGCGTTGACCGAACGGAATTCGTTGGCCATTTGCCAGCCGCGCACAAACGCATGGGCGTCGGCATTTGACCAGCCGTTAACGACAATCTCGCCGTTGCGATACAGGTTCCATTTAGTCAACGCTCCTGAACTATTGTACGTCAGCCTGATTTGCCCGTTGCTCTGCTCGTCAATGAGAGCAGATGCCGCAAGGATTTGTTTTCCACAGGTGTTTAACATGTTTTGTCTTTCGGTTAGGTTTGTCTGTCACTGCCCATACCTTAGCACTGCCCATGCCAACGCTGGTTTGTTGAGGGTTTCCACAAATCCACCACAAGACACTGCCCAACAATTAGACACGGCTTGCTGAAATTGGGCTTGCGTGCATCTATTCCGATACGGTAAACATTGGTTGCAATGCATGTTTCCAAGAATAGGACACGGAATTCCAAGAATAGGACAGTTTTCATCTATTCGCTAGCTGATCCCGCTGATCCTTGTCTCGTTCGCTACGTTGGCAAGGCAAAGGACACAAAGAAACGTCTTTACGGCCACATGCGGAACACAACTCGCACGCCATTGGGCAACTGGATTCATTCGTTGAACGAGCGCAAGATCAAGCCGATATTGACCGTTCTCGCAACTGTCGGCACTGAATATGCCGATGCCGAGGAAATGACTTGGATTCGTCGTTGCTACAGTCCGTCTCTGCTCAATCTCGATGGATTGCCCCATCGCGCTGAATGGCTCGTCAGCTACAACAACGAACTTCGTTGGCGCGTGAACCGCTGGCTTGTCCAGCGTGGCTTTGCAGTCGTGAATTGACGTGTTCGCCTTGTGGTGCTTTCCTTGTCCCTGACACGTTGTCCGCTTAACCTTGTCGCAACTGAATCCGCTATGAACTACGGCCTAGCCTATCGTCAAGCCTATGAAATGCAGAAGGTTCTCTATGAAGCCACGCTAGCTGGTGGAACAGAACCAAAGGACAAAGCGGCTTGCGCACGCGCCTGGGACGTTCTAGCCGACAGAAGGCGGATCATCCGAGGGCAAGGCGCACCAAAGCCAGTCGTCGCGCTCAACGACAAGCCAAAGGGCAAAGCCAAGCCAGACCCAGCCAAGTTCGTCGAGCCAGCTTGAGCCAGTCAGGGATATAACCTTAGACAATGTCGGTAGTGTCTCGGTGTCCAAGTGTCCAATAGCCTGATTTCATTGGGGTTTCTTCACGTTTTCAAAGTAAACACAACGGGACACTCAAGCTGGCGTGGAAAGTGTCCAAGTCTGTCACACTTCGGACCTCGATCCAGCTAGGCTGAGGACTCAAAGGAATCTCTTTTCTTTGGCCAGACCGTCCCCACGGTGGCCACCGGGAGGGGGACTTTCGACGGCCCGACTCGCTACGTGACTCCCGTTGTTGTGAGCGAGTTCAATTTTGGTAGAACTCAGGCTTTCTTCTGGAATGGTCTGAAGTTGAACAGTGGGCAGGCGTAGCAAGTGCAGGCTGAGATGGCTTCACGGTCAAAACCCTGACACTCACCGCACTGGGCTTTGATGGCTGCGCGAGGCGAACACTTTCCAGACCAGCAACGGGTCAGAGCGGCCTTCCAGCTATCGGGAGCAGTCTCAATTCGTTTTTGGCGTCGAATTTGGATAAGGGAAGCGGATTCGGTGGTTTGCATGATGTTTGAGGTTGAACTGATTGATGATGGCTGAACTTTGCTGTTGCGCTCAGTACAGAGGTGAAGGTGAAGGTGTTAACCTGTGGTTGACCTGTGGTTGACCACAGGTTGAGGTTTTCAGGGTGGAGTGGAGTCCTTTTTGAGACGGGCCTGAACGCCTTTGAGGGCTTTGATACGGGACTTTAGACGTTGTTCCCGTGCCCGTTCAAGTTCGTAGTCGATGCGTTTGTGATGGTAGCGGCCACCCTCGAAGACGAAGAAGCGGTGGATGCGGTTGATTTCCCGGCCACAAATCTCACGGAGTTCGTCGGCGGTGAGGGATTCGCCTTTGACCCAGTAGGCCATGATGGAGCGCAGGTAGGCTCCGTGCTGGGCGTTGTTGAGTCCGATGGTGTCGCGGAGGTAGTCGCCGGGGTAGAGCGGCATCCAGAGCCGGACTAGGTTCGACGGCGGGGGTGCTGGCTTGGGGTCGGACATGGCGCAAAGGAACCCCGGCCACCGTCATCACCAGAAGATGTCATGCCACGGGTGAAGGACAGGCTCGGGGGTGTCGAGTGGTTCCTGTCGGCCAAAGGTGAGGGTTTGCGCTTGGGTGGCATGACGGGGTGAAATTACACCCGCCTGCTCCTTTCATGCAACGAAAATCCCAACCCTGATTCAAACTGGCCGGTAGATCATGCGGCCATCCGGGGTGCGGTCGAAGTTGCCTTCGCGCCTCCGGTTCTTGCGCTCGTTGTGCTCCTTGCGGGCCTTCCGGAACTCGGCGCTGTAGAATCCAGCCTCGGCATATTGGGAAATCTTGCGGTCGGTGAGGGTGCCACGGCGAATCATGGCGGCGGGATTCCATGCGCAGCGGATGCGGGCGAGGAATGGCGCGGACGGGTCGATGCCGTGCTCGGCCATGTCCAGGTCACAGCGGGCGTTGGCGGCGGCGAGTTCGTGGGGATCAACAAATGGATCGTCGTTCATAACCCTGGCTTCGGAGTTCTGTCCAGAATCGAAAGGGGATGGTCCGCTTGTGACGGTTTCGCACCGTGCGCCTGTGGAACAGATTGCTTTGCTGTCCACGGCGGCAATACGCCATGACGGACCAAATTGAACGGCAGACAATCGGGTCTGCCAGCCGGAGGCACTCCGCCCATGCCACTGGGCTGGCGGGTTGCTGAACCCGCCACTCGGGGATTGGTCGCCGTTACCGGATTTGAACCGATGACCTCATGCTCCCAAAGCACGCGCTCCAGCCAGACTGAGCTAAACGGCGGAACCATCCCGAAGCGGTTGGAATCATTCCGCGTGGCTCGGCAGCATGACACTGCCTTTGCGGAAGGTGTCTGGCCTTTCTGGCTTCGACCCGCATGGGATGGAAAAATAAAACGCCCGTCCGAAAGTGCTTGGCAGCGGCTTCTCTTTTCAGAGACCGGACGGGCGAAATTGTGTTCGCTGCCAAACGACATGCAGGACGATTCCCCCATCCCCGCCGCCAGCGCAAGCGGAAAGTGGCTAGGTGATGTTTTCGTCAACTTCCAATCCAGCCAAGTGCTCGATGCCAACGATGGCGTAGGCCAGATTGAAGAACAGCATCAGCGTCTTCTTGTCCTGTCCCTGCTGTGTCTTGTCGAGATGATCGGAGTACGCTTTCGCAGCGCGGCGCAAGGCATAGGCTGCGTCAACGAGTTGTTTTTGTGGTTTTTTCATGGGGCGATTCTTGCACTTGCGCTTGTCCTTCATCATCCGCTTGAGCGATTCCTTTTCAAACCTGTCGATTTCGCGCAACCGTTTTGAAAGCCAACGACCGGAAAGCATTTCCTTCTTCTGGTTCAGCTTGTCCTTTCTGTCCTGCTGCCAGACGCCAGCCTGACCGGGATACATTTTGTCACTCATCCCCTCCCCCTCTCATCGCGTGACGGGGCGGGTGGCATGTTGGTGAACCATTGGTCAGATGGCATCTTTTTCATCTGGCATTCGTTGTCCATGTGCGACCAGCAAGATGTTTTACAGGTGAAGGACGCACCGCAATAGGAGCACACATGCTTTTTGCAGTTCTTCATCTGCCGCTGCTCTGTGTTCATGTATCGACTGCTCACACCCCCTCCGTTTCACCGGCAGCGGGTTGCAGTGGAATTGCGTTGGCTGCCTCAACCATTGCCTTGAGAACCACCATCGGAATGTGGTCGGCCCGCATGACGATTTCGTTGTTCTGCGACAGGATGAAGTGCATTCCGTATTGGTTTGACGCCACCCAAGGACGCATCGGAGGGAGCCAGTTTTCCATCGTTGTCTCTTTCATAAATCATCCGTCACTCTGCCGTCCGGTGTGGCGCAAGGGGGTCATGCGAAGTCAACCCCAACTGATCCGCCACGATGGCGACCTGGGCCTCGGTCGGATTGTTGTCGCAGCAGCCAAGTATGGCCAACCGTTCATCCCTCAGATACCTCGCCTCCACCCTGTCCTCGGCGAACGGGAGCGAGTCGATGGCTTTGGTTAGCTGTGGGAGAGTCATGTTCAGTAGAGGATTTCTTTGCGGCCTGCGACCAGTTTGGTCTTGCGCGATTTCGCTTCAAACTTGTCCAGCATTTTGATGTAGTGCTCGCAGCAGTAACCGTTGACCACGGAAAGGTTCTTGCACTTTCTTACGATGCACCGTGAGCGCAATGGCTTTCGGATGAACTTCATAATCTCAATTCACACCGGCAGCGGCGGTTTCTCGACCAGCATCGCCCAGAACTTGAGCGGTCGTTTGCTGATGCTTTTGGTGAACAGGCAGAACCCATGACGGTTGGCGACGGACTGGATGAGGTAACGGTTGCCATGCGTCAGCACCCATTTGGCCTTGGGCCATCCTAGCACTTCGGCCTTCATCGAGCCGTAGGGTCGCTTCCGTGGCTGTCCGTCGTTGCGGGTCATGGCCTGTGGATTCCAGTAATCCACAGCACCTCGATTTTGAACAGCAGCAGGAACAGCCTGAAGCTATAGAGATATTTTGACTGTGGCGAATAGCTGACGCGGCCCGTGGCGAAACCAAGCAGGGCTATGGCCTCGCCGTTTCGCCATCCGAGCCAGTTGATGTGAAATGCGTGAATTTTCATCCCTTCGTCCTCATGGGCGGTTCGGTGGGTGGTTTGCGGCGCAGATGGAAGGTGCATCCATCCGGTGAACGTTTGGCAAAAGCAGCAAGAACCGCAAACTCCGCGCTGCTTCTGGTTGTCGCGTTCTTGACCACCAGCATGAACCGATGTTGTTTCTGTTTCATAAAGTCCTTTTCAGCAGTTCCTTCAGCACTTGGGCATCCTTCTGGGCACGGGCGGGGATGGAGCCGCGAAGTTCACCGATGGCTCGTTCTCTCGGTGTGACATTCAAAGCCTGCAACCTTTTTGCCTCAGCCAAATCTTCACAGAAGCGTGGCAGATCATCAATGACGGCGCGGATGGTGAGCTTGCGCTTGATCGAGTACTTGAGGTTCTGGCGGATGATGAGCTTCACCACCAGCTTCAGGTCATCGAGGGTGAAGCCATTTCGATTTAGGTCATAGTAGCTGCGCTCGAACAGGTGGTAACGAAGCACATTCGGGTCATTGCCGGTCAGTTCACACCATTGAAGGTGGTACTGCTTCAGATGTTCGGCGTGTTCAATGGTGGTCATAAAAAGCACACTCCGCTTGAGCAGTGGGTTCGTTCGTCAAACAACTCTGTCTGACCGCTGACGGGGACGGATTTCGCGAAGTCGATGGTGTCGATTGGGCGGCATGATGGATGAAGCCAGATGGTCGGGTCTTTCATCTGGATTTCACGCTCAAGTTCAGCGGCAAGCCTCAGTTCCTCCGGTGTGATGTCGGCCCACTCGTCATCGCTCTGGTTTGGGCAGTTGTAGCACATTGAGCGCGGAGGATCGGGCCAGCCCAGAGAGCGGACAAAATCAATGGACTGCTGGCGGCGCATCGGCCTGTCGTTGATGAGCGGGAAACGAATCCGTCCAGCCTGCCAGTCCTTGCCGCCCATCATCCTCATGGCGCGCCTTGCCTCATCGGTTGAGAACCCGATCCAGCGGCGCTGTTCCTTGGTCGGGATTCCGAGGCTTCTGAGGAAGCGTTCACATGGTCTGACCTTCCACTCATTCGAGCAAAACCCTTCCAGCTTGCCGATGCCGCCATTGGAGGTTGTGAAGGCTGGCATGAGCATGTTTTCACCGTTGGTTGACCAGATGCCACAGGTGGCCCATTCCTGACCGATGCGATGTACTTCAATTCCAACCGCCAGAAGTGCGGGACGTACAACTTCATCAAGGTATTTCCAAGTGGTGGCCTTCTCGCGCCCAGTGTCGGCGATGACCACGAAATCAGGCTTTGGAAGCAAACCTTGAACAATCATGCCAGAAATGCAGGTACTCTGGGTGCCCCCTCCGCTTGTGAAGATTTCAGTCATGTTGCTGTTTCAGTTCCGGTTGGAGATTGTGATCTTGAGTTTGAGCGGGAGCGAGACAGCTACCCTTCTGCAAGGATAGCTGTCCGCATGGTTGAAGCCCGTGATCTTTGAGAATCGGGTATGCGTTTGGACAGTGCGCAGTCGGGACAGCCTGATACCATCAGAAACCCGGAGCATTCCTGCTCGGCACTGGACAGTGGCGGCCAAGTCTTGGCACCGCCCTTTCAACCCCGCCGGTAGTCCACGGGGCGCTGTTTGTACAAGGGACCGCCTTGGAGCGTTACCAAGGGTGTCCGGTCGCCATGTCCTGCATGGCCTTGTCTCGGAGGCATCCGACGAAGGAGAAAGCCCGCTCGATGTCGTTCCTCGGAAGTTGTGCGCTCCAAAAGGAAAGTGCGAAGCCGGGGCCTTCGGTTGTTTCGCAGAGCAAATGTCTGATGGAGCGCACGTCATACTGTTTTCACATCGCCTTCACGGTTGCAACTAAAATCGGTGGGTGGTCAATCGGGAACCGAGAATTTGAACTTCGGAAGCCGCTCAGCCACTTTTTGGCAGATGCCCTCAAGGCTCATGCCAGCGCCACGGTTTTCGACTGCATGGCGAATTTCCGGTTCCTTCACAAATCCAAGCTGCCACCCACGGAGCACGGCGAGCATCCTTGGCAGATCGCAATCGCAGACATCCTTGTAGAGCATCCAGATTTTTGAGCCATAAATACCAAGCGAATCAAGCGACAGGATTGCTCCAAGACCGCCCATTGCGCTGTCGGGGTCGATTTGGCTGCCATCGGCAAGTATCTTCAGGATGACGGTCAAGGCGCCGGGATTTACTTCTGACATTTTGAACATCACGTCTTGTGTTGAATCGGCAAGTTGCAGTTTTGTTTTCATTTGGTTTGGTTATTCGGCTTGCTCAATCCTGACCACCGCTCCACCCATCGCGTTTGCCTTGGCTCTGGCCTTTCTCGCGGCTTCAACGATGTCAACGCCTTCAACTTCGACGGAGCGAGTCCATTCGTCAGGGCCATTACCGCCTTGGATGAGCGCGTGGCAGGTCATGGCTTTGCAAGAAACATGCCGATGATTGTCATGGTAATCCACAGAGTGAAGATTGCCAGAATGGCTGGCCAGAATCTTACATTTGGACTCATGCCGCCCTACGTTCCATCTTGTAGGCTCTTCGCCTTGGAAATTCCGGGATGGATGACTTGAATTTGTGAATTCTTTCGATCCACTCCGAAAATTCTTCAAGCGAATAAGTGCGCTTCGCCATGTTGCAGAAAGCACAACACGGGACTGCGTTTTCAGTGGTATAACCATCGGAATTCTTTACTCGATCAAGTCCGTTGTAGGCGAATGCGCCATTGAGTCCGATCCTAAACATTTCTGTCTTCGGTGGTGCTCCGCAATATGCACAGTCAGACGACGCGAGGTGGCGGAATTCTTCTCTCGACAGACTCCACTCACACCCTCTGTTTTTGGCCATTCTTTGATACTGTCCAAACAAGACATTGAACGCTGATTCTCCGTGTGGCTTTTTGTGACCATTGACATATTTCCTGAAATCACAACCACATGATTTTGAATAACCCGTTTTCAAGTCTCCACCGCGAACAGTTTTTACGGTTCCACAGTCGCATTTGCAAAGCCATATCCTTCCTGCAAATTTTTGAGACTTGACCATTCGTATAACAATGAGTTTTCCAAATCGCCGTCCAGTTAAATCAATTCCGGCGTGTGAACCATTTTTGTATGGTTCCTGTTTGATTTGAGATTCAGTTGGGCTGCTCAAGGATTGAGGTTCATTTTCCCATTCGCGGGCGAGACGTTGCTGTTCGGCGTGAATCAAGTTCACTGGACTGCATGGATGGTCGGGAATCATGGCTTCATTCCTTTCGGTTTTGGGCCAACCTTGATTTCCTTGAACGAGTTCTCGTTGCTCATCATCCAAGTGACGCTTTTCTTTCCAGCCTCAACCCATGCCGGATTGATTTTCGTCTGCCCTTTCTCCAGCCGGTAGCTCAGGCTGTTGTTGCGGCGTTTGCTGCCGTTACGCCGACGCGAGTATTCCCGCTTCAGGATGAAATGCTTGATGCACTCGTTGGCGCTGACCAGCGGTTCTGAGCAGTAGGCGCAACATCCTTTGCGCACATTCTCAATCTGCTTCAATCGCTGGCGGCTGAGTGGCTTGCGTTTCATGGCTTGATTCCAAAGGGGATGCCACAGATGCGACGGACGGTGCCGAGCCTCACAAGCGCCATCTTTTTGAATTCCTCCGCGCTCTCCCAGCAATACCTGTGTTTGATGTAGTTGCCGCGAATCGACTTGATGACGAGCGGTCTTGGATCGAATCCGTATTGGCACAGCCACACGTCGTCTTTCCTGAAAACAATCTGTTCAGTCGTCATTGCGAACGCGACCGTAGCAACGACAATTCGCTATGTCAACGATAATTCGGAAATTATTTTGACTCCCTGAAACTACGGCGAAATCTTCCGAATCCGGATGAAAACCGAATTGCCGATCATGCCGGTGGAGGCGTTCCATTCGGTCGCGCTGAATTGTTCGGATAACCTCCACCAATCGTTGAAATTTGTAGTCGCCTCGAATATGAAAAAACCGTTGGTGGGATGGCAGGAGGCGATGATCGTCGGCGGAATCGAATTGAAGTTGGTCGTGACGGTCAGTGGAGGGACTTCATCGTTCACCGAAGGCAGTGCCAGCGGTGCCTCGAATAGAAAACGTGGCGCAGCTACAGTTTTTGGAGCCGTGCGATAGGTGCGGTTGAACTTGGGAGCCGAACAACCGCAGAGCAGGATGAGCAGGACGAGGGCGAATCTCACTGTGCCACCAAACGGACAATTGGATCAGTCGCCCACACGCCAAGGTCGATGTACTGGATTGGGCCGTGGATAAGGCCGCTGTCCTTCCACGAATCATCCGGTTGCTGTACCTGCCGGACGAAGGGCTGGTTTGGAAGCCACTCGTAAACGCGGGACTGTCTTTTTGTCGGCACGGTTCCGCCGTTCACGAAGTCACGCTTTGGAGCATGGTAAAAATCAACGTAGAACTCCGGCTGCATCCCCTTGGGAACAAGCTTCGTTTCCCAGCCATCAGGAGGAATGGTGGGGTCTTCAAATTCCTCCGTCACGAGTTCTATGAATTGAACGATCATGGTGTGCTCTGGTTTGTTGTTTAACGGTTCGCTTGCCAAACCATCCGCCATCCGTGCGCGCATGGCAAGCGTGGAGGGGTGGCTACTTTTTCTTCTTGTGCGCTGGATTGTAAATCAATTCAAACGCTGGCGGATTTTCGGCATCCTTCTTGGCCTTTTCCTCGCGCTTTCTGATTTCTTCCGGCGTTGGCTGGCGACGGGCGGTTACACCCATGCTCTGCATCAGCCCAAACCACCATTGCCGGTCGCCGGGCAGCATCGAATCAAGCTGTGACGGAACAACCTGACGGAGCATGTCGGCAATCTGGTCGGTCGTGCTGCGGTGAAGTCCGGTGCGAATGTCGCGTTGGGTGACAGTTTCAATGGCTGTACGCGTTGTGAGCGGATTGATGCGCGTTGAGATGAACGAACGCCAGTCGGTGAGCAGATGGTTCGCATCACCAATCACGGAACGGATTCCGTAATTCTTGTCGCCAATCCTGACCGCAAACGCCATGTGCGGCTCCTTCCAATGCGGATCACCATCGGCCAACTGGTTCAATACGCGGGCGGTGACGTATAGACCAGCACCCATGACAAACAACGCCATGCGTTCCTCCGCGCCGTACTTGGTGAACGCCTTGGCGACAAAGCGCGCACGGGCCTCAAGGAAGTCAGGGGCCAGCAGCGAGACTTGCATTGCCCGCTGCAACCTTGGGTCGCGTCCTTCCTTGCCAAGCCACAGACGGTTGAGTTCTCCGTAGGCGTTGTTCACCGCGTCACCGGCACGGGCGGCAATCTGGTCGGGTGAAAGTTTCCCGGCATACCGCTTGAGGTCGCGCTGATACACCGCCTCGAAAGTTTTCAGCTTGAGGCGCGGGATGAAGCTCTCGAACAGGTATTCGGAATACATCCGAGAATACGGGACAAGTTTCTGGACGATCAATCCCGGCCCGATCCCTTCGCTGAAAGCCATCTTGTCGTGGAAATCAGCCGCCAGCTTCAAGCCGCCTTTCTCAACGGCGAACTTTGTGGCAGGATGTGTCCAGTCGATTTCCGGTTTCAGGCTGAACGGGTTTACCAGATGCCACACCGCATGGCTGCCGACATGGATTTGATGGAATGGTGACAGCACGCCCAGCTTGGCACCCTTCACCTCCGCTCCCGCACGAATCAGGAATCGCATGGCGTTGCCCGGTGTCAGGCGTTCGCGTTCCATGATGTTCTTCACCCGCTGCAAGGCGTCGGGATGGATGACCAGATCGCCCTCGACCAGAATCGGTGTTCCGTCAGGTGCGCTGTCCACCCATTTCCACTTCTTGAGCGCGGGATTGTCCACGGGCTTGTAATCGGCAATCCCTTCCGGCTTGGCCTTCGGACTGATGAGTGACGCGGTGTTCTCGCGTTCAACCACTGACTCGCCTTCACGCGCCTGTGCCTGTGCTTCTTCCTTCGTTTCAAAGACACGCCGGGTGCGTCCAGTCTCATCGCTCTTGACGGCGAATTCCGTCTTGGAAATCTGCTTGCCGATGCCGGTCGGTGCGGCGGTCGGTCGGCCATCCGCCTCCTTCGTGTCGGTCAGCTTCTTGATGAAGGCGCGGGATGCAATCGCACGGTCAAGGTTGAAGTTGTAGCGCGGCAGAACGAGTGACGGGTCAAACACCGGCTCCTTGCCAAGCTTGATGCCGGTGATGAAATCTTCCAGTTTCCGGTTCCGTGCGTTCTCGAAGTACGAGACGACGCGCCCGTTGCTCATCGCGTTCTTCAGTTCCGCTGGCATCCGTTCAGGTTGCTTCCAGACGTGCGTGTAGTAATCCTCAAGGAAACCTTTCAGCACTCCCGCTTCCTGCGCGTCCTGCAACCGCTGGTCGAAATAGGTTTTGATTTGTTCCGCCGTGGTGCGCTCGGCATCCGTCAGCTTGGCGGCAGCCTCAAACGAACGGCGCACGCGCAACGGAGTGTTTTCCGGTAGCTCCGCAATCGCCGCCTTCACCCTCTCCACGTCCATTCCAGCGTCAATCAGGATGGCAATGCCGTTGCGCCGGATTTTGTTCGGGTGCGTTGTTTCGAGCGCCTTCCCAAAATCCCGGCTCATGGCCGATGATTTCTGAATCTGGAAGTCCAAGGCGGCGACGAGCTTCTTGATCGGTGTGGCCTCCGGCAGCGTCAGCAGGTTCGACTTGATGCTTTCCTTGGCGGCGGTGGCCTTTCCCCATGCCCGCGTCATCGTGTCTTTACCCGCCTGCCAAACCTCGGCAATCCGGCTGGTTTCCTGTGCGCGTTTCAGCGGGTCGGTTTCCTTGACCGTTCGCAGCGCATCGGCGAGTTGGGCGGCGGGGTCGTAAGTTCCCGATTCACCGGCAGCGGCGGCACCGGGACCGCCTTTGCCGATTCTGCTTGGAAGTTTGGAGGCGCGCTGTTCTAGGAGCGCGAGAACTTCCTTGAGCCGTCCACGTTGTTCCTTTGCGAAAGCTTTGCGTGTCACAGGATCACCGTCAACAACTGCAAGCTGATTGCGAATCTTGGCCGCTGCCTGACGTGCATCGCCATACATGGCCTGTGCAGCATCCGCTGATTTTGTCGGGTCAACATTTTCAACAACCTTCTGGATGGCGAACAGGTCGTTTTGAACCAGCGTTTCGCGGCCATGCTGTGTCGTGGATTTGGTCGATTCAACTGTTGCCGATTCACCGGCAAGATTGAACGGAGTTTCCTTTGACGAAAACAGTTCACCGCTTCCTTTTTCCGGTGGTAGAAAATCCGTGGATTCGGTTCCGGTCAACGGTTGGTCAATCGCCGCACGTTCGGCAGCGTTCGCCCTGTCTTCTTCCGACATGGATTCATCGGCGATTTTCTTCACCTTCTCGCGCAACGCCTCAAGAAGTTCTCCGCGCTTGCTGACGTGGGATTCGCTGCCCAATTCATCCATGACCTTGCGGCGCAGTTTCGCCAGCATCTTGTTGCGCTGAACGACTGCGCCCATGCCGGAACCTTGGCCTGTCTTTGCGTTCAAGGACGTGTCGTGGAGCAAATTCCAGTCGAATCCAGGCCATTCCTGCATCTGGCCGTAAGTGATTGCCGCATCGTCAAAGGCGGAATTGGATTCTGCCTTGGTCAACGCCTTCGCTTCCACCGCTTCGGCGGGTTGAGGGGGGGATTCTACCGATTCGGTAGTTTTCGGTATCGCTTCGGTAGTTGGCGTCAGTGCCGCCGCACTGCCGGGTGCATTTTTGGTTTCTTGTGTTGCGGCAGCGACTTGAGATTGGGCGTCTCCATCGCCCACTTTTGGCAATTCCACTTTGGGTTGTGAAGGCTGTAGCACTTGCGCATCTGCGCCTTTGACTGGAATGGCATTGGGTTCCTCTGCTTTCAGTGTTTGCGCCGTGAGTGGCGCGTTGTTCTGCTCCGCTTCGGTTGCAACGGCGGTGGTCGGATGGAAAATCTTGAGGCGCGGTTTGCCAAGCACGGCCCCGGTCGCTGCGCTTTCCAGCACACCCGCCACGGTCGGAGTCTGTCCCTCAAGCAACGGGGAAACTGCTCCGGTGGCACCCATGAGTCCCGCCTGTGCCGCTGTCGCGGTGATGGCTCCCTTTTCCGCCTCGGTGATGGCTTTGCCCGCAACGGCCTTGCCCGCCGCCAGCACGCCACGGAACGCCTGTCCCGGTGCGAACTCAAACACGGGCAACGCGGCGGCGAATCCGCCCGCTGCCGCTGCAACCGGGTGTTCTGACTGTCCTGCGGCACGCATTTCCCTGATGGCTTCCGCTGTCTGTGGCGCGAACGCCTCCAAAGCCTGCTCCTGTGCGCCTGCGGTCAGCTTGCCACCAGCTACGGCACCAATCAGGCCACCGGCCAGCGCACCGACAGGGCCAAGTGCGGCACCCATTTCGGCACCAACCACAAATCCGCCCGCTGCCCCGGCGCTTGGAAGGATGCCCATTGCCGCCTCGCGCCCGAAGGTTCCCGCTGCGCTGGTTTTCTTCTCGGATTCGGGTAGATCGGCAAACGGATTGCCCTTGAGAGTCACGTCACCCACCTTTGGCAATGACGCAAACGGATTGTCCGTCAGTGTGGGCGTTGCCTGCGGCAAATCCATGAATGGATTTGCCGTTTCAGTCGGTGGGGCAATGGATTCAACATCGGGCATCAGCGTTGGCTGCTGGGCGCTCCTGAATTCAGAGATTTTAGATATTGTCCAAGGGAAGAATCCCAAAAATCATTTAAAATTTGCGTATCAGGCGGTTTGGTGAACGGAACCTGTCTTGCGTCATTTGTGCTTCCGTTTTTATTTTCAGGAGCAAATTTTTCTTTCAATTTCCGGTCAATTTCCTCCGCCGCATCGGATGCGCGCTCAAACAGGGATTTGCCTAAATTTGTTTCACTTGGATGTAGCCGGTTGAACATTGTGCTTAAAAACTCGATCTTCTGCTGGTCGGAATAGGCCGGGCTGTCGAGAAATTGCTGCGTTTTGGCGTCAATGTCCATCGTGCCTTTCGGCTCTGAAGGCGCGGTTGAAGGAGATTGGGCGGGAGCATTGCCACCTGACAGCGGTTGCAGCTTGATTCCCATTGCCTCAAGCTGTGCGCGCACCGCATTGGGGTCTTTGCCCGCCTTGATCGCATCGTTCGCCTGCTGGATTCTGAGGTCAATGTCAGCCTGCGTTTTGACCTGTTGGACTTGCGGGGCGGCAGCGGGAGTTTCGGTCGCATCGCCGGTCGGATTTCTGGCCTGAGAAATCATTGTTCCCAGGCTCATCTGCGAGTCCTCCAATTCAGCCCACGTCTTGTGCTGTTCCGCACTCCATCGCTTCGGCTCGACATCGGAGAACTCGTCCACCTTTTTTTGCAGGCGCTTGATTTTGTTGCGCATGTCCTGACGCACTTCCTTGTCAAGTTGTGCATCGGCAGCCGTCGTGCCGGGAATCCTCTCCAGCCGCCCCGTGGTCGGGCCGGTCTGAATCCAGTCTCCCAAAGGTTTTCCTGTGGTCGGGCTGGTGATGGAAATGACTTTCGGCTCGGCGAACATCTGAGCACCAACCGGAGCGGAAATCCGGTCGATCATCTTGCGGTTGTCAGCGGCCACGCTTCGGAACTGTTCCGCCGCCGCCGTGTCGCCTGACTCATCCGCCGCCAGCGCCTTCGTCGTGGCGTCCTGTTCCGCCTGCTGATAGGCGGAGAGCATGTTCTTGGTCTGCTGACCCTTGGTGATCGCTTCCTGCTGTTTGGTTGCGTCCAACCGTTCCGACTGCAACTGCAACTCGGCAAACGCCTGATTGTTGGGTAGCCCCTTACCATCCCAATACTCCATGACCGAGGCGCGGCCTTCCGGGTCGAGCTTGGTCAGCCGCGTGGTGAAATCTTTTTTGTCGTTGAGGAAACTCTGGTTCAGTTGGTTCTTGGTCAGCACGGATTCCCATGCGGACGAGATTGCCGGAGTCTTGAACTGGAACTTGTCCTGCAACGCATTGGCTTCCTCCGGTGTCTTGGTCTGCGCGAGCGTGGACACCGCCTCCTGAAAGGTCGCCTGATCGTCAAGCTGCGCCTGCTTCAACTGCGCTCCAAGCATCGCTCCCTGAATCCGCACGTCGGATTCCTTCTGGCGCAAGCCAAGCTCCTGCATCTTGAGCAGATTGTCCTGCTGTTGCTGCTTCTGCTGCATCCCCAGCTTCATGCCTTCCAGCACAAGCGGGATGCTGCTCTGCGTGCCGCCCGGATTGCGCAGCCACCAGAGGTCGCTTGTGTCAGATGAAAGCCAGTCACCAGCCATAGGTCATCCTTCGCCGTACATCGCCGCGTATTTGGTCATGGCATCAACGGAGGGGCTTCCGCCTCCACCACCGCCCATCATTCCGCCAATTCCGCCGCCGCCACCCATGCCACCCATCATCATCGAGCCTGCGGAATCCAGAATAGAACCGAATGATTCCAGAGCGCCCGTGAGCGCCTGATCCATCGGTGACGGCATCGAGGCAATCTTGTTCGCGAGCAGTTCGCGGCTGTAGCGCGCCTGTTCGTTGAACTGCGACACGGCAATGCCTTGTGCCGCGTTGACGAACAGATTGTTGAAGTCAACCGTGGTCGCCTTGGCCAGTGCGTCGGCCTGTGCAATCCAGCGTGAGGCAGTGTCCAAAGCCTTGTTGCTCAAATCAAGCGATGTGCGTCCAAGGTTTTCCGCCGTGATGTTGCTGGCGAAATTTCCACTCACTCCGCCCTGTGCCGCCGTTTCCGCCGAGTACTGCTTGATCTGGCGCTGGACATCCAACGGAATCTCACCTCGAAGCTGGCTGCTGATCGTGGACATGCCGCTCTTGAGCAAGTCCTGATAGCCGGGCACCAGCCGTTCCAACTGCTTCATCAGTTCCTCGGACGAAAGCTGGTTCACCTGCGAGGCAAATTGCGCGACCTGTGGTACGGACGAGATGTTCGCCGTATTGACATCCGAAAGCGTCTTGGTCAGGTCGATGTGCGCGGCTTCGGGCACAACTGGCTTCGATCCAGTAAGTCCAGCCAACGCGGCGATCACAGTACCGGTGCTCTCACCGAAACCCTTGCTTGCCACTTTAGTATCCTCCCTTCATCGCATCGGGAAGCAATGTGCTTTTGCTTGCGCGCCATTCTTCCGGTGTGCGGTTGTTTTTCGAGATGTTACACGGACGGCAGGACACACAGAGATTGTCCACGCAATGCAATCCGCCTTTTGTCAGCGGAATGATGTGGTCAATGTGTGTGTCTTTTCCGGCGATCATGGTCTTGCAATAGTGACAGCGTATCCTTACCTCGTTCTTTACGAATTGGTAGAACTGTTTGACGCTCTCAAAATCCACTGTGCGTTCTTTTTCCAAAGCACGCCGCTTTGCATTATGTGCAAGCATGTAAGGCAAGACGAGATGATGTTTTTCTCGATACCGTTTCAATCTTCGCACGCGCTCCTGATCTTTGTAGCGTTCGTGATATTCTCGATCTTTTTGACGCTTCTGTTCTGGATTCAGTTTTCTCAGTTCGCGTCGTCTTGCGTTGATGGCATCTCGGTTTTTCTCAAGCCGTTGTCTTGCCTTCAACGCTAGCAGTTCCCGGCGCGTGGAATTGTAGGCGCGATCTTTGGCGCGAATTTTCTCCCCGTTTAGCTTTCTGCGATCGCGTCTTGCGGCGAGATGGCGTTCGCGGTTTTCCTCCATCCACTTCACTGCATAAGCGTTCATCTTCTCGCTGTGACGGTAATAGTATTCCCGCCCAAGCTCTCTCACTCTCTCGCGATTTTCATTCTTCCATTTCTTTCCAAGCTCACGGACGCGTTCTCTGTTCCGCTTCTGATAAGCGGCGTGATACGCCTTGCGAACTTCTGGATCGGAATGTGGCATCGCTACTGGATCATTGGAATCGCCGCGCCAAACGTCGATGCGCCGATCATGTTGATGGGCTGGACGGCACCCGCGCCTTCGTAGTGTTCGACCTGTTTCTTGAGACACGCGATGGCCAGACCCCAATATGGAATCGCCTCTGAGAGCAAGTCCTTTTGCTCCTTGCTTACAGCTTGGGCAGCCAAACGGATTGCCTCCCGATGTGAAATCACCAGAAAGTCGTTGTCGTTTTCGACCGGGATGAAACGCAGCTTGGCGAGGATAGTCACAGCGACGGTATCGCAATCGGACGTTGAACCGCAGCATCGGATGCGACTGAGGTTGGGAATCAGAGAACTGCGGTACACCGGCACTTCCTCGCTTGGTTCGTAGTAAGCCAGCGGACGGTAGGTGAGTGCCACCGTGTCATATTCGTAGAGCCGGACAACGCCGTTGGTCTTGGGCTTGATGACCTTCACCAAACCATCGGGCATGACTTCGGAACCCGTAAGTGCATACTGTCCCGCTGCGAGGAAATTGATCTTCTCGCCGTCAATGCCGTTCACCCGCACCCACTGGCCGTTGCTGTCATAGTATTGGATGATGATGGACGGATTATCGAGCGCTGTCTCAGTCGCATCGCAATAGACGGCGATTTTCTTGCCCGTGCCACGCACGTTGTCAAACGAACAGACTTCGCCTTGGTCAACCAACTGGTTTCCGGCGCAGGAGTTCTCGCCAAGGATGCCGGGGCCGCTGCCGAGGAATTCATAGAAGCTGTTCCGCACGGTGCCCGGTCGCTTGCAAATGGCAAAGGCTTCGATGGTTTCGATTGAACGCGGCCACGTTAGGCATCCACTCGGGGTGCATACACGGTAGCGAACGAGGGTGCCCTTGCTCTTGAGTTCATAGAGCAATCTTTCACATGCTTTATTTACGTAATCAGCAATGCGCGAGTCATCGGCGCAGAAGTTGAGCACTTTGCCCACGTCGGCCTTCACGTCTATGAATCGTAGTGGCAGCATGGTTCAGGCGCGATAGAACATACGTGCGGTTCGGCGGATGAGGAAGATGCCGTAGGCCGGATGAATGATGCTGAATGGAGTTCCAGAACCCGCCGAAGCGGTCTGGATGGTCTTGGTAGGCGGCGTGTCCTTCTCGGTCCATCCGGCTCCCGCTCCCGATGAACCGTTGCCCGGAACACGAAGATTGTCCACCACCACGTCATGCTGGTGCGCGGGCATTTCCGAAACCGTCAGAATATGCTTTTCCTCGCCCGTTTGTTGACCGACCACGATGGTCGCGCCGCTTGGTAGCACGCCGGGGCCAATGGGTGAGCGTGCCTGTGCTTGTGTTACTTCCTCCCAGAATGGCCCGCTGATGGCCGTCACCGCTGCCGCTTCGCCACCGTCAAACGTCGCGATGCTGGCCTGTGTGCCCTCGTACATTATGACCGAACCGGGCGGTTGCGCATGACGCGAAACCCAGTTGCCGTTGAGATAGACGTACCAACGGTCAGGAGAACCGTCGCTGTTCAGTTTGAACCAAGGGCGGTCGCGCCGGTCGGGAGCGGGCGTGTCCGAACCGTAGTTGATCGGAGCCACGTCATCCGGAAAATCGACGGAGAGTCCCGATACGATTTCATTCCAACTCGGCGAATTCCAGCCCGACCAACAGAAATTTGCCGGTACCGTCGCCGTCTGGACTGGAAGGTTCAGGGCCATTGGTCACTATCCATCGTTGGTTTGCTCATAAAATGCAACACGATTCAAGGGTATGGCACGTCTGGATACGTCTTTCCCGCTCCACCATTCCAAAGATAGGCGGCTTCGGCATCGGTGAGGACGCCCTCGTAAAGCGCAAGCTCATCAATGGTGAACGTGCGTCCCGGCAGAGAGGTCGGATACATCCTGAAAACCTGTGGTGCGCTGAAATGATAGATTCCAAGTGTCCTTGTGCTGGTCAGGATGGTTCCGTTGTTGACCTGAACCTTCAGAAACAGATTTGTCGGGTCAACCCACATGCGGATAAAGTTCCATGCGCCAATGGTGAGCGTTGGGACAAGCGTTTCACCGTTGAACGTGCCGTCATTGAATGTCACACCCGCCGAACCGATGAGATCGTTGAAAACGGTCGATGAGAAATCAGAACCGCCCGACGATACCTTTATGAATTCAAGACGCGGATTGAAAATTCCGGTGGTCGTCGGCTTTTCCCAATAGCAAAGCGTGAATCCCTTGGTGTGATCCAAGCTGAAATCCGTGCTGTCGAGCGACATCAGGCCAACGGAAATGCCTGTGGCGGAATTGTCGATCTTGGCTGCGTTGCCAACGATTCCAGCGACGCTGATTGCCCCCGGTCCACGGTTGAACGTCCAATCACGTCCCGAAAATCCAGACAGCCCGGCATTGGCTGGCGTGAACCTTGTCAGGCCGTATTGAGAAGCGGTGGAAATGCTGGTTGAACCGACAATTGCCTTTCCTCCGGCATCAAGGACAACGGACGTGCTGGCAAATGAACCGCCACTGGACAGCAATGTTCCGAGAGAATCCAAACGTGAAGGCGAGGACGTTGTGACCACCAAAACTTGCCCGCCAGATTCGACCGCAACGCCTGTTACACTGGCGCTGATGTTGCCAACAAAGGTCGCATCCAGTGTGCCGTCCGCATTGAGGCGGGCGACGCGGTTGTGGGTGACTCCGTTTACGGTGGTGAAATCCCCGCCGATAATGATCTTGCCATTTGATTGAAGCGCAATCGCGTTGACGTTTCCGTTCGCTCCTGTGCCGGGCGTGAACAGCGTGTCAATCGTGCCGTCTGTCTTGATGCGGGCGATGCGGTTGATGTTAGTCGTGTTGTAGGCGTTGGCTCCGTTGAAGGCACCACCGATAAGTATGTAGCCATCGCCGGGCTGGATCGCCATTGCGAAGATCGAACCGTTCGCGCCTGTTCCCGGCTTGAACGTGGTGTCGTAGAGTCCATCCAGTGTATCCACGTTGAGCGTGGCATCCGAACCGCCGCCGTTGAGCGTGAGAACGTCACTGACGGCATAGCCTGTTCCCGGTGTGTTCATCACCACGGAAGCTACACCGCCACCGCCGTCATCGGTGATGTCAAAGGTAGCACCGACGCCAGAACCACCCGTGACGCCGACATTCGTAGTGGTCGTATATCCGGTGCCCGGTGCCGTGACGCTGGCCGTTCGCACTCCGGTCTGGCTGGTTGCGTTCAACCTCACAATCCGGTTCACGGAGACGCCCGCGATGGAAGTGAACAATCCACCGGCAATAACCTTCTGGTCAGCTTGAACCGCGATGGCGCGAACGGTGTTGTTCGGCGCGGGCACCCATGTTGCGTCCTGAGTGCCGACCGTATCGAGCCGCACCAATCGGTTACTCGTTGCACCGCCAGCCAAGACTTTGCCATCCGCTTGCAATGCCAGCGCATTGACCGTTCCCGGCGCGATGCTTGGTGTGAATGTGGAATCCAGTCCGGTGTTGCCCGTGTTGTTGATTCGGGCGATGCGCGTGATCGAGGTTTCGTTGACCTTTGTGAACGCGCCCCCAATGACTATCTTTCCGTCAACCTGAATCGCCAGCGCATTGACGGCACCATTGGCACCACCGGGACCGGCATAGAGATGGTTTGTTCCTTTCGAGTCCAGCCAAGGTCCGACGCCGCTTTCTTCAAATTTGTAATAGGAAACAAGGAGTGTTGCTGCGGGCGTGAACACCGGCTCCGGTGCGGGCGGCGGAATGACGCCAAGCGAGGCAACGACTTCCTGCAATCCGGGCCTTCCATGTTGGACGGCGAATGTCTTGCTTGGCGTGAACACGATGTCAAACGGTCGGTCGAATCCCGTCACCAGCGTCATGCTGTCATCACGCGGGTCGATGATCGTCACCGTGTTGTCGTTCCAGTTGGCGACGTAAATGTAGTACGTGTAGGGATTCTGGCGGATGTTGTAGGCGTCGGCGCTCGGTCTTCCGGTATCCAGTTGAACCGCACTCGTCTCGCCGTTGATCGCCTTCATCACGTAACGTGTGGCCGTGGCGTAGTACGCGTGCTTGTTCCAATCTGACCATGCCACCCCGTAGGCAACCTGAGTCGTTGTCCGGCTCATCGGCGCGTAGGTGTGCGTCAGGTCAGATGAATAGCGTTGGAAGTTCTCACCGGGAGACGGCGAATAGTACTCATTGAACACCGCAACCGCCGTCAGGTGCAACGGGTCAAAGGCAACGTCCCCAAGGTAGGAATTGCCGGAGACGGAAATATTCTGCTGCGTTGTCAAGTCAACCGGACTGATGCGCCACAGATGGACGCTCAAGGTTGCTGTCTTGCCGATCATGTAGATCGAACCGTTGAACGAGTAGAGCCTTAGCAGTTCGGTGGCACCGTAGTACGACAGAGCCTTGGTCTTGGTGACGGCGAAGGTGTCAGGGTGAACCTCAAACAGATTCAGCCCGTAATCCGGGTAGTGGGAATCGTCCACGTACTGAATCCGTTTCGCCACGTAGAGCCGGTCGGAATCAGGCGAGTAGGTGATGTAAGCGTCACCCCAGCTTGTGAAGAACACGCTGGCGTCAGTGATGACTTCTCCGGTCGTGGCGTCGAGCTTGATGATGTGGCCGGGGAAATCCGTGCCGTAGATCGCGTTCCGGTTCGGTACATAAACCGCGCTGTTCAGAGAAACCGGAAAGGTTGGGCACGGTGGGCATGGCTCCGGTGGCGGGCACGGTACGTCAGGTATCGGCGGCATCGGCGGCATGATGGTATCATCACAGCACGTCGTTTCTCTGGGCTTACAGGCCATCTATTCATCCTCCCCGCATGGCGCGAACACGTCTTCCTCAACCAGTTCGCATTTGGACATGATTTTCCGCACGCCACACTGTCCGAACCAGATCAACCGTAATTGATGTTGGAAGCCAAGTCGTCCCGGCCTCCGGTTCTGAGGTTCGCAAACATCGTCAGATGGCGTCCCAAACCCCATGCGCGTCCGGTAGCCGGGACGGTAGTTCTTGATGGTCTTGCAACCGTCCACATCCTGTTCGCAATCCTCGACCGTGGAACAGATTTCGCGCTGACCCCAAGTGAACCAGCATGGGGCGGCATTGCCACCCATTTCATCCGGTCGCCATTGCAGCGTGAACGTCACCGTGCCGCGAACCTGCGTGGGCCAGAGTTCGGTGGCGGAAATCTTCTTCAAATCAAACTCGTTGGACTGCGGCTGATATTTGAAGCTGGCGTACTCGACATGGCATTCAATCGGAGTTCCGTCATCGTCATCCTCGGCAGCGTCAATCTCATGGAGCTTGTTTTTGTCGTTCTCATCGAGCGTGAACATGAAGCCACGCGAGCGCCGGTCGAAGTCGCCTTTCACCAGCAACGTCGGGCGAACGCCGCGCCACAAGCCATCGTAGGCGGGTGCCGCCTTGTTGCCAAGGTTGGAAATCGGGTCAAGATCAAACACGCACAGACCGTCATGGGCGATGCCGTTGCTGGTGAGCTTGGGATTGGCCGTGAAAATGACGCGGTTCTGAAACAGGATGGCACTCGAATACTGCAAAAGGCTTTCCTCGTCATCGTCAAGGATTCTCGAAAGCTCGGACGAGATTGGCACATTGCCCCATTGTGCATCTTCGCGCCGGGCAAGGATGAGAGAACGCCAGCCATCAGGAGCGCGATAGTGAAGATCACTGTTCACCTGAATGGTCGAATACTGAGATTCTGAACCGCTATGGGCGAGCGTTACCGTTTCAATCGGATAGGTGAGGTCAGCCCACTTGGCGCGGTTGAACGGGACGTTGATCGAATAGGCTCCCGTGCGAGTGAACACTAGCACCGGCCCCTGACCGAGTGACGTGTCGATGTTCACCGCCTTGACCAACGCCGTCACTTCCTCGTCAATCTGGAAGCGTGCTGGCACAATCAGGCCAAGCAGTTCCTCGGTGAAGTTGATGACATCGGTGGCCCCGCCGGCAATGTCTCCAGCGGCAATCTGGTTGCCAGTGGTGTTTACCCACAAGCGCCGCCCCGCATAGGTCATCTGTTTGCCGGTCGGAACTTCCGGTTTGGAACCCGTCGTGATGGAACGATGCACGCCGCCACCGTCAAACAGAATGGCCGCGTCACGACCATTCTGGATCACCAACCATTGCCGAGCCTGCTCGAAGTAGGTGCGCGGAATGGTCGGGTCGTTCACGTCCAGATACGTCACGGTCGCAGGCTGGGCAACGAGCGCGGCGGGCGTGTCGTTGACGTTCTTGGCCGTGAGGACGTTTCCGGTCTTGGCAGTGATGATGTAGGTTTTGCCCGCAATCATCGCCGGATAGCCGATGCTGACGTACTGCGCGCTGTCCACCGTCACTGCCACCGTTGAACCTACAACGGGCACGGTGAAATTGAGTGTGGTCTGGGTGTTGCCAATCGGCGTGATTTCGGTGGTGCGAAAACCGGCGAGTGGTTCAATCTTGAAAATGCGACCACCGACCGAAACGACTTGGAAGTTCGGCACGTTCTTGGCGCGATAGGTGAATCCGCCCTGAAACAGATGGTTTTCGTACCATGCCTGCTTCTCCGCATCTTCAAAGACGAGAGTGCGCTCTGGAAAGCCGGGGCGGGTATGGGGAAATCCACCGCGCATGATGACGTTCACGGCAAAGGCCACCTGATTGTCACGGATGAGCGACGGCGCAATGCCCGAATCCATCCCGCCAAGCGTTGAACTGACGACTTGCTTTACAATCCTTTGCTTTGGCCCGTCATGCGTCATCCGACATCCTCGCCCCAAATCCAAACATTCGCGGTCGCTGCGCTGCCTTGCGGGGTGCTGAGAGCAAGATAGACGGTTGCCGCCGTGAACACGTCCGTTCCAACCACAGCCTCCAATGTGAGACTCAGATATTTGGATGAAGCGGTGAGCGCGGAGTAAACCTGTCCCGCCGCGACGATGGTTGTTCCTGACATTCCTGCGCCAGTGTAAAATCCCCCTGCGGCTGTCGTAAGGCTGATGGAGGCATTGTCCACAACGATGCGCCGGATGATGTAGCGTGAACTGCCGACAATGGTGATGGCTTGGTCGGAGCCTGAGTTGAAGTTGGCTCCAACGAGAGAACCAAGCAGTCCGTAACGAGGAAGCACCGCCAGCACCCCGCGCTGTGCCGCCACGGTCGCCGCATTTACCAGCGTGCGGGCAACGGCGGTGAACACGGCCAATCCCGCTGTGCCTGCTCCGGTGAAGTAAGGCAGACGGTCAGCGGCACTGACCAATCCGGCAAGCGCCGCAAGTTCAGCGTCGTATTGCTGGACATCACTGCCAATCGCCACACCAAGGTTCGTTCGCGCTCCGGCTGCCGTGGAAGCTCCGGTGCCACCATCAGCAACGGCGAGGTCGGTAATTCCCGTAATGCTTCCGCCAGTGATTGTGACGGCGCTTGCTGCCTGTGTTGCCATCGTGCCGAGTCCAAGATTGGTGCGGGCAGTGGCAACGGTCGTGAGGTCGGAAAGGTTGTTGGCTGCGAGCAATGCGCCTGCGGAAGCCGCGCCTGCCGGTCCCTGAAAACCACCGGGGGAAAGTTTGCTGCCGGAAGCGAACACCGTTCCGGGAGCGGCATTGCCCGCGTAGGCGGCACTGCCAGCGTCCTCAAGGTTTTTTAGTGTCACCGTGACGGCATCAATGATGGCTGTGGCTTGCAGGTAGGAACCAAGAAGACAGAGAACCTGATTGAGAGTGATGTAACCGCTATTGACCACCGTGGCGTTCGCAGTAGCCAACTCAGCGGGCATGGTGAAGTTTGCCGAGAGAGTGGTGTAGGCGTTCTGGCCGTTGGTTCCGTTGGTTCCACCTGCGCCAGCGTCACCTTTTGGACCGGGCACAGAAACTATTGTGGAATCTTCACAGGACGGAAGGCAGCAATTTGAAGCCGATGGCAAAGTCTCAGGCACAGCAACTTGTTATCCACTGGCGGCGGAGAATCAAGTTGAATCGTGCCGTCAACGTGGCACTGTGCCGTCTGTGGCTGCCAAAAAAGCACAGCAGTTGGAGCGGTACGGTTACAAGTTTGACGCCGCTTCCAATACTGTCGCTGACATGCTTGAGCTTGAGCTGCTCTGCTATAGGACAAACCGCAAACCGGAAAAGGGTGGACTAGGAAGGGCTGGACATTTCCGCAACATCGTCAATCTCATTTGGGGGCCGGACAACAAGCAGAAGAATTTCATCTGGCATCCGTGGGCGGAAAAGATGAACGAGGAAGTTCATTTCGAGGAAACACTCGCGGATGGTTCTATCCGACAACGCAGATACTTAGGGGTATCTGGGGCGGCGAGCAGTGGCAAAACTGACTTTTTCGGCGTGTATGGTTTGGTGAACTGGATATGCGATCCAGTCAACACGCTCATCCTTTGCACGTCCACCGACCTGAAGGCTTCGCGCCTGCGCATCTGGGGCGCGATCAAATCCTATTTCGATTCCAAGCCCAAGGAATTCTGGCCGGGACGGTTGGTGGATTCCTCCGGTCAGATTGTCACCACCAATGAGAGTGGCGACCGCCTCAATGACCGCAGCGGGCTTGTCCTGATTGCCGGTGAGAAGAAGAAGGAGCGTGATGCCATTGGAAAAATAATCGGCGCAAAGAATCATCACGTCATCTTCATTTGCGATGAGTTGCCGGAACTCAGCGAGGCTTTGCTTGAGGCTGCATATTCCAACCTTGTCGCCAATCCGCGCTTTGAAATGGTCGGGCTTGGAAACTTCAAGAGCCGCTATGATGCGTTCGGACAGTTCATCGCACCGAAGGCAGGATGGGATTCGCTCACATTGGAGTCGGATGATTGGGAAACGGAAAAGGGATGCTGCATCAGGTTTGACGGGATGCGCAGTCCGAATGTGCTTTCCGGAAAGGATGAGTGGCCGATCTACGGCAGCAAGCAACTCGCCGCGCACCGCAAGGATTTGGGAGAACACACGGCGGGATTCTGGCGCATGTGCCGCAGTTTCGAGGCACCCATCGGACTTGATGACGCGATCTATTCGGAGAGCGACCTCGTTGCGGGCGATGCCTATTCCGCACCGCAATGGCTGACGCGCCCTCTCAAATTCTCGACGCTTGACCCGTCGTTCACCAATGGCGGCGACAGGTGCATCCAATGGTTCGGTTCCTACGGGCGCACCATCGACGGGATTGATGTTCTGGCCTTTGACCATTGCATCAAACTCACCGAGGACGTGCGGATCAAGGACGTGAACCGGGACTACCAGATTGCACGCCAGTTCCGTGACAACTGCCTCAAGGAAGGAATTCCGCCGAATCGTTGTGGCATGGACTCGACGGCGGCGGGCGGTGTCCTTCATTCGATCATCAGCGAGGAATGGTCGCCGGAAGTGTTACGAGTGGATTTCTCCGGAATGCCAAGTGACATGATCGTGGTTCCGAACTCCGGCAAGACAGCCAAGCAGTCCTATGACCGGAAGGTGACTGAGTTGTGGTACGTCGGGAAGGAGTTCCTGAAATACAAACAACTCAAGGGCATCACGCCGGAACTTGCACGCGAGATGAAGGCGCGCAAGTACGTTACAGTGAAGACGGGTGACGGACTCAAGATGAAGGTGGAGACGAAAACAGAGATGAAGGCGCGGTTGTTGTTTTCTCCTGATGAGGCGGACGCGGCTTTTGTGATGCTCCACCTTGTCCGTATGCGTCATGGGTTTCTGCCCGGTGGTGACAACCGGGGCATGGGCGGGATGCGTCAGAACTTCCTTGAAGTGGCGCGGCAAGTGGATAGTGTCAACCAAGTTCACTATGCCGATGCGGATTAGCGACCGGGCGAAAGTTCCCAATGGCTGGTACAATTATACCCAGCAACCGGCAGGCAGCCTCACCAAGCCTGTCCTGCTCACCGCGCACACCGTTGGCCTGCTTGTTCTGCGCGTGCGCGAACTCCGGCTGGCGAACAGGATCGAGCTTGGTGCCAATCTTGCCCATGAAGTCGAACAGGACTTCTGCGAACGCCGGAAGGAACTTTGCGAAGATGGCGATGGACATCCCCTCGTTCACAACTCGATTCTTGACGCTGTGCTTGCCGCCGTTGCCATTCCAGCGGCCAACGGACTCGCGGTATTGTCTAAGGCGCTTGGTGTCCAGTGTGCCAAATGCCAGTTGCGCCATGAAATCATCAAACGGGTCAAGGAGCTTGGTTTTGTCGAAACCGTCCGAAGGATAAAGGCGACGATTTAATGGCTGCATCCTCAACCTACGTCCCCCTTGCCACCATCGGTGAGGACGGCAAGCCGCCTGCCTCGCGCCTGACTGATGCCCGCGCCGTCAACAACATCGTATGGCGGATGCTGGCCGGGAACGAGAAGCGCAGCAAAACGGATGCTTTGGTTTACGGTTTGGTTAGTGGAAATCCGCCGTACTCACGCTCTGAACTGGTCAAGAATGCGCAGTCGTGGCGCTGCAACACCAACTGGCGCATCGCCGAATCATTCCTCAATATCGCGCTCTCGATGTATTGGGATGCGGTGTCTGAAGCGGGAACCTATTGCAGCATCCGCACGGGTGCGGGCAATGATGAGCAGCAGAGCGAATGGAGCCAGATCATCACCGAGGAATTCGACCGTCTCAACAAGAACGACACGTCGCTCAACTACATGCACCGGCTGTCGCACTTTGACATGGTGCTGTTCCGGTGCGGGCCGGTGATGTTCGAGGACGCATGGAACTTCCGCGCCCGCCCCATCAAGCAATCCAAGCTGCTCCTGCCCGACAGCACACAGTCCAACGTGGACAACTGGAAGCTCGCCGTGGTGCTGGTCGATTATTCCGCCGATGAACTTTACAGCTTCATCCGCAATCCCAAGGCGGCTTCGGCCATCGGCTACTTCCCGCAAAACGTGCGTGATCTCCTGATGAAATCCGCACCCAACGACATCTGGCCGCAGAACCACCGTTACAACTGGGAATGGTACGAGCAGCGCATCCGCAACAACGACCTCTATTTCTCCAACATCTGCGAGAAGATTCCGGTCGCCCACGTTTACTTCCGCGAGTTTCCAAAGGAGGACGAGCCGGTGGGGAAGATTTCGCACTGCATGGTTTCCCAGAACGAGGAAACGGACAAGTTCCTGTTCCGGCGCGTGGGCCGTTTTGAGAAGTGGCAGAACGTCATCCATCCGTTCTACTACGACACGGGCGATGGCACCCATCATTCGGTGAAGGGTCTTGGCATCAAGGCGTACGGCGCTTTGGAAACCTACAACCGGATGGAATGCCATGCGGTCGATTGCGGCATCTGGTCAAGTGCCACCCACTTTCAGGCGACGGACTCGGCGGCGTTGCAGGATTTGGCGGTCATCAACATGGGGCCGTGGATCATGCACAAACCGGGCGCGAACTACCTTCAAACCAACATGGGTTCGCAGTTGAACGGACTCATGGCGGTAAAGCAGGATTTGTTGACCACAGTGACTTCTAACCTCGCGCAATACCGTCAGGATGTGTCGCGCAAGTCGCGCCCAAGCTCGGAGGCACCCACGGCGAGGCAGATTTCCTACGAAGCGGAGAATGAATCCGTCATCGGACGTTCGGGCATGTCGTGGTATTTCGAGCAGGCTGATGAGTTCTACAAGGAACGGTTCCGTCGTGCCTCGAATCCAAATCTGGTCAATGCGAATCCAGGCGGCAAGGAAGCGTTGGAGTTTCAGGCACGTTGCATCCATCGCGGCGTGGCTCCGGTGGCTTTGCGCAAGATCGAATCCGTCCTTGCCACGCGCACGGTCGGTTACGGTTCCGCCGATGCGCGGATGCAGTCCATGATGCGGATGATGGCAAGGCTGCCGATGTATTCCGAAACGGGACGCCAGCGCATCTTGCAGGACTTGACCCGAATGGACGCGGGCGAGGCTGGCGTGAAACGCTACATGCCTGACCTCAAGACCAGCAGTTATGAGATGGATCAGGAAGGCGAGGCGGCGCAGTGGGTCGGCACGATGAAAACCGGCGTGCCGTTTGTTCCATCGCCATCGCAGAATCCGAACATCTACGGGCGCGTCTTCCTTATGGCGGCGGCGCAGAGCACGCAGAGCTTGCAACAGGGCGCGAAGATGGAGGACGTGTTCAACTTCCTTGAACAGATCGGCCCGGCCATCAAGACGCAGCTTGACCGGATGCAGGGCGACCATTCCCGCGAGCAGGAGTTGAAGGCGATGGACGCGCAATGGCGTCAGTTGACAGCCATCCATGACAACCTCGCCGCACAACTCAAGAAGCGCATGGCGGAACGCATCCAACAGCAGAAGCAGTTGGCGCAGCAGTCCGCACAGGTGGACGGAGAACTGGCGCTTAAGGCGAAGGAGACTCAAGGCAAACTCACCATTTCGCAGCAGAAGGCCATCAACAACCAGAAGCTCCGCGAGTGGATGCAGATGCAGAAAATGCAGATGGAACGTCAGGCGCATGGTCAGGATTTGGCCCTCGCCGACGCGCAGACCGCCAGCGAGATCACCCGCAAGAATGCGACGGCTGCCGCCACCGTGTCAGCCTCAAGAACCAAACCGAAGAATGGAGCACCAAAATGAGCACACACTGGATTCAAAAGGCCATCGGCAAACCGGGTTCGCTGCACAAGGCGCTGGGAGTTCCGATGCGCGAACGCATCCCCATGAAGATGCTGACCGTCGCCGCCCACATGAAGGGAAAGACCGGCAAACGGGCGCGGCTGGCCATGACGTTGCGTGGATTTAAGCACTGATGAAGGCGACGCCGGAACAAATCCAGACCGCGCTCATCAATCTGGTCAAGGACTGCCTCTACAAGCTCGTCCGCATGGGCAAGACCAACGCGGAGATTCAGGCGTATCTCAAGAAGAAGCGGATGCCGTTCATGGCACCGGAGAAGATCAACATCATGCGCGAGCACTTCAAGGAGTGCGAAGCGAAGGCACCGGAGAAGATGGCGGAATTTCGCAGGCGGCTTTCTTGTTGACCTTTAGGTAAAAATACCTATAGGTGTGTCTGTTGACACTTCCGCATCTCAACTGCAAACGCTGTTCCCACCGCTGGGTTCCTCGCCGTCCGCGCAAGCCCAAGGTCTGTCCCGTCTGCAAATCTCCCAAGTGGCAGAAGCGCAAATGATCGCCTCCTTCCGTAAGCAACTGCGTCCCGAACGGATGGTGACCCCTCCCAAGCCGGTGAAGCTCTTGGTATGCCTGCCTTTCTATAGTGGAGATGAACCATTGCTCATCAAGAACCTCGAATGGTACAGGGAACTCGACGGGCACCTTGATTTCGACTGCCTGCTTTGCACCGACACGGCGACGGATTATTCATGTGCGCTCGACATGGCGAGGACGGTATTCAATTCGGCGGTCGTGTTCCAATATGAGCGGCAGCCGCGCAACGACTGGCCGTTTCCGCAGAACAACATGTTCACCAATGTCGCGTGGCACATGTACCACAACCACGCCGGACCTTGGCTGCTCTGCGAGACGGATGCGACCCCATTGGTTCAAGGGTGGCTGTCGAAGCTCTGGAATGATTTCAGGAGATCAGGCAAACCGTTTGGCGGTCATTGGAGCGAACAACGACAGACCTTCAACGGCACGGCGTTCTATCCGTCCAACGTCTCGCAATACGCCCCCAAGATGATGACGGCGGCGCTGTCACGCGATTTGAAAGGCGGTCAACCGCCGTGGGATGTGTATGGCTCCAAGGAAGTGAAGCCGCATCTCCATGTGATGAACGACCTGATGCAGCATGTGTGGCAGGACGACGCCACCGGCAAGGCGCACACGTTCCCGACCCAGAAAAGCATGAAGGCGGCGGTGCGTTCCGGCGTGGTGCTGTTCCACCGTTGCAAGGACGGCACGCTGCTCGACCGTGCGCGGGACAGGTTTCGTACGAAGGACATGAGCAAAGACCTAATCAAGATTCCGTGAACGACCTTTCCATTGCCATCACCAGCTTCAAGCGACCGGCTTTTCTCAAGCGGTCAATCCAGTCGTGCATTGCGGCTGGCATCACGCGCATCTCCGTGTTCGCGATGGAGTCAGATTGGGACATCTATAACATCGTTGACCAGTTCAATCACAACTCGGAATTGGAACTATCGTTTGAGTCCATGCCGTTTGATCTTGGCTGCAACGAACTCTGGTTGCAGGCGGTGTATCGGGTGGCGACAAAGAATGTGATCGTGCTTCACGACGATGACGTGCTCCTGCCGGAATTCGGAGTGGTCTATCGGGAAACAATCGCGCCGGAACTTTCAAAGAAGGCTGGCTTCGCCTCTTGGCGTGGCCATGTCCTGAATGAGAAAGGAGAGGTCAGGCCGGTGGAGTATTTCGATGGCGCGACCGGAATCTATCCCAGCACAAAACTCGCGGCGATTGTAGCTCGACCGGGAAGGTTTTCGCTCTCTCCCGTGGTGTCGGTCTTTGACCGGACAGTTTTGATTGCCGCGCTCAAGGAGGCGGAACAATGCCTCACTGCGCCGGAATCCTACCTGCATTCCGGCATGTTGCTTGGCACGGAAATTCTGGCATACTTGCGCCATTGCGGTGCGTTTAGGCACTGGCTTTATGTTGACCGCGTGCTTTCTCATTACGGCTCTCACGGCGGTAGCGGAACCGTCCAAGCCGAACAGTCAAGGAACACGCTGCCGCTCACTCGCGGCTATGACATTGCGCGAAAACATTTCCTAGACCACCAGAACAACTATCCTCCCTCAAATGGCAGACTCCTGTTTGTTTACAATGACTACCGGCCAAACAGCGGCGATGAGCTTCGCCGCATGGCGCGGGCGATGGAAACGTGGCGGTTCCATTTCGATCAGGGCACAATGCTCGAATTCAACAGCCCCAACCGCGTGTTCGACCGCACTTCAGCCGACCTTGATGATCCGCGTCCGGTTCCCTACATCCGCGACATGATCGAACGCGGCATGAAGTTCGCCCAACCGGAAGATGGCGTGGTGATTGCCAACCGGGACATCTGCCTGACCACACAGGCAGCGGACAGGATCAAGGCGTCACTTGCGGCGCACGGTGTCTGTCTGGCTACGCGAAGGTCATTGGTGCCGCAGCATGGCCGTCAGTATCGGAGCGTTCTTAATGCGAAGCCTGACGGTGGGATTGATCTGGTAGCGTTTACGCCGGAATGGTGGCAGCAGAACGGCGACAAGCTGCCCGACTTCTGCCTTGGTCGTTCTTGCTGGGATGAAGTGCTGTCGGTGATTGCCGGAAGTGGCGCGTGGTTGGATGACGTGATCTATCACGAACCACATGAAAGTTTCTGGCGGCAGAACTATCACACCAACCCGGCGCAGCTTCACAACCGCAGACTGGCAGGCGAGTTTTACCGTGCCCACGGCATGAACGAGGAAGCGAGGAAGACCGATGGCGAGTGAGCTCATACTGGTGGCGACGACGATTCGGAATGAATTTCAGATGCTTCCGTGGTTCGTTAACCACTACAACGCATTTGCGTCAAAGATCATCGTTTACGATGACCACAGCGATGATGGAAGCCGTGAATATCTGTCCAAGTTTCCGATTGTCGAAGTACGCAATTGTCCGTTCTGGGGCATGGATGAACCTGGTAAGGTGAAGCTCGCCCGCGAGTTCCATCGTGGCATGGAGAAGCAATTCGATTGGGTGATGTTCACTGACTGCGACGAATTCATTTACGCCAAGGAACTCAATTCCGTTCTCTACATGGCGCGTACTCGTGGGTATCAGGCGGTTCGCAGCGTCGGTTACAATATGCACGGCAACGGGCTTCCAATGTTCGATGGCGAACAGCTTTGGCAGAAGTTCACCCGTGGATGGCCAAGTCGCACCTATTCCAAGACGGTTGTGTTCCGACCAGGAACAGACGTTGATTGGGAAGTGGGCCTGCACCATTTCCGAAATCCATCAGTGCTTCAGACGCCAGATACGCCACTCAAGCTCCTTCACTATCGCTGGCTTGGATTCGACTACGCGGCAGAACGGAACCGGCGCAATTTCGAGCGTTCGGCAGACAAGAAACTGGCTTGGATTGCCGCGCCGGAGCACACTGGAAAGTATTCGCCACATTGGGCGGCACAGTTGATGGGTGGGCCGTCGTGCGAAGTCATAAATCCGCCCGACATTCTTGATGGTGGAGTTGGATGGAACCAGCACGCTTTTTGCGGCGATCAGTGGGTTGAACGTCGGGTCCGCGAGTACGTGGATTTCTACCATCCGATGCTCATCATCGAGACGGGTACACAGAATGGGTTCACCACGGCATCGCTGGCAAACATGGTCAATGAAGTGTGGTCGATTGAGATTGATCCAGTGGCCCACGCCAGAGCCAAAGAGAACCTTGTCAGCAAAAAGAACGTGCGGCTTCACTGCGGCGAGTCATCGGAAGTGCTTGGCAGATTGCTGAAGCATTTTCCGCGCACTGAACCGCTGGTTTTCTTTCTCGATGCCCACGGATTCGGACAGGGCTGCGCCTTGAAGAATGAACTCAGGGTCATTCAAAAGCATCGTCGCGATGCCGTGAACGTCATTGTCATCCATGACTGTCAGGTGCCAGACAGGCCAGGACTTGGATTCGACACTTACGATGGTGAGCCGATCAATATTGCCTCTGTCTGGTCATTGTTGGAGCAGATTTATCCAAGCGGATATTCCGTCCGATACAACGACATTGCCGAGCACGGCATGAGGGGTTGTGCTTTCATCACACCAAGACAATGAATTTACAGACGTGGCAATCCAGTAAGAAACGGGTGGCATCAGCCAATGACAAGCTGGAAAAGGATACTGTTATCAAGGAGATGCTTCAGGTCTGCGAGGAAGAACATCCACGATTTCACTGCTGTCCGAAATGGAGCGCGCAAGGCATGACCGTTAGCGCCGATGACCGCACTTACATGCTTGGCGTGATTCATGGGGCGGATTACATTCTTGGAGTCCTCAAAAAAACCGGACAGATGCCACCGGAACAACCGAAAGAAACGCCTGTAACCTTCCAACCACCGGACTAAAATATGGCCACCGAACTAGCCGAACAGACCGCCAACGAAAACGTCAGCATTCCGCCGACCGTGGACATCAAGGCGCGGGGCGACCGGATGCGCTCCTTCATGGCGACCGGCGAAAAGACTGCCGAGAAGCCACCCGAAAAACCTGCGGAAAAGGCGGCAGAGAAAGCGCCGGAAAAGCCGGTTGAAAAGGCACCAGAGAAACCCGCCGCCGATGCACCGCTTGTCCCTGAACTCAAGGCTGCGCCAAAGGTGGAAATCAAACCGGATGCGAAGGTTGACGACAAAAAGGCGAAGAAGATTCCCCATGAAGAATTCGAGAAGCTGTCCACCAAGGCCAAGGCTGAATCCGACCGTGCCACCGCCGCCGAACAGCGGGCCGCAGAGCTTGAGGAAAAGCTGAACAAGGCCGTTGCCACCATTCCCGCTTACGTGGAGGAAAAGCTCAAGAAGCTGCCCGAGTACGAGAAGCTGATCCAGACGTTCTACGTGGAACATGACCCGAAGTTCAAAGCGGCGTTCGATGAGAAGATCGAGGGCTACAAGGTTGATGCGGTGGAAACAGTCGGAATTGAAGCTGCCGACAAGCTAAAGGAGGTTCTCGCCGCTCCATCGGGCAAATGGCGCGATGCCCAGATCGAGGAAATCGCCAACGAGCTTCCGGCGTTCAAGCAGATTGGTTTGCAGAACACGTACTCCGCGCTTCGCAAGCTGGAAAAGGAACGCGCCATTGAGAAGGCCAAGGCACCGGAGAACTTCGAGCGCCTGACCGCGCTCAAGAAGGACGAACTCAAGGCCAGCATGGAGGCTGAATCACGGGAGATGGAATCCGCGCTCACTTCATCCATCCAGAAGGCGGCACAACACTTCCATGAATTCCGGCGCGTGGACGGTGAGGATGACCACAACAAGGTTGTCGCCGAGAACGAATCGCTCGTCCGCAAGTGGGCAGCGGCGAACAAGCCAACCGAACGCGCCAATGTGCTGACGTGGGCAGTCAAGGGCTATCGTTCCGCCGAGACGGATGCCATCAAGGATGCGCTCATTTCCAAGCTGCAAACGCAGTTGAAGGAATTGCAGGGCGCGAATCCCGATCTTGGCGGCGGCGAAGGCAAATCCGCTGATAAGGGCAAACCGTCCGGATTCATGGCCAAGTTCAAGCAGGCGCAGGAACACGGCATTCCCAAGGAATAGTTGACAGCCTGACAGTTTAAGCCTAGTAGGTAGTCCAACAGCCAACTCCGAATTGGCTGGCGTCGGGCGGAAACGCATTCCGCAAACATCCCGTCAGGGATGATCGTGGCAAGGGCCGCGAGGCGATACCCGGTCTTGCCGGGAAAGTAGGAAGTCGCACTCCGAAACCAACAGTCAGTCCATGCACGCGCATGTGCGTTTGCCTCTGGTCTGTGAACTTTGTTTCCGATTACGATCATGTCATGTACCAGCGTTTTTGACGCCTTCCGATACGCGACGGAAGACCTCGACCAAGATGTTGCGCGTACCGCCTCCTACCGCTCGATCTGGCTCAACCTGATCCCGCGTGGAACCTACCCCAAGAACGTCGGCACGAACCGTTCCGTGTTTGCCATCGGCAACGTGGAACCCACGTCCGGCACGGGCGCATGGACGCCCATCGACCTCTCCAACCAGCTTGGAGCCACGGGCGATGCGATGGACACGCCCAATGAAATCTGCACGAACAACTGGACGGACGTGGAGTACGGCTTCAACGAGGCCACCTATGGCCCGGAAATCAGCCAGCTTCGAGGGCCGGTCATCTGCAAGAAAGACCTCCTGTTCTCGCATGACCCTGACACGTTCCTCGCCGGTTACATCGAGGAAATCGCCAAACGCGCCAAGCGCGAGTGGGAACGCAACCTTCAGTTCCATCACGTTGCCCTGTCCCGCAAGGCTTCTGCCATCGCGGATTTCGAGGGCAGCTTTCACGACCAGACGGCGCTCACCGGATTGGACTGTCCGACCGGCGAACTGACACAGGAGATGTTGGAAATCGTGGCGCAGTATCTCAACGAGGATGGTGCGACTACGCCCGATTCCAACGGTTTCATCACATGGGAGGACGCTGGCCCGATCTTCTCGCTCTACATCGGCATGAGCCAGTCTCAGCGCATCCTCCGGCAGAACGCGGAGTTGCGTCAGGATTACCGCTGGGCAGACCCGCAGAATCTCATCGCCCGCATTGGTGCCAAGCGCGTCATCGGCAACTTCCGGCACATCATCAACCAACGTCCGCAGCGTTACACCTGTTCGGGTGGCACGTTCACCGAGGTTCAGCCCTATGTGAACGGCTCCGGCGCGACCGCCCCGACCAAGGGCACGGTTCAGGTCATCAATCCGGCGTGGCGTGCCGCTCCGTACGAGGCTGCCGACGTGCTCAGTCCGCTCCTGTTCACCAGTGAGGTTGTGCCGCCGACCAATGCAGCCGGTGGCGTCGCGTTCAACCCGACGAATTACATGGGCGAGTGGGAATTCGTAACCGGCGCGTTCAAGTGGGATTCCGCCTGTGAAGATCCGCTGGAAGACCGTGGCCGTCACTACGCCGAGTTCATTGCGGCGGCGAAGCCCAACCTCGCGGCGCGGTTCAAGTACGGCTACAAAATCTTCTACAAGCGTTGCATCGGCAACGATGTCGAGATCACGACCTGTTCGAGCTAGTGGTTTGTTTCAGGGCTGGCCGCCAACCACGGTCAGCCCTTTTTAAGCCATGAAGAAAATTGAGTTCACGCCACCGAAGGCGTTTACCATTCCTGAAGGCACGGATGCGGGTGACACCTTCAGCGAAATGGCGACGTTCCGTGTCAAGTCAAACGGCGACCTGTGCCTTGTGGCTATCGGCGAAGATCAGATGCCGGGCTATGACGAGAAGCCGATGAAGCATGGTGACGGCATGAAGGAAATGACCAGCAAACGAGTTGGCCGTTACAACGCGGCCATGAATGGTGATGCTGATGCAAGTGACGTATCCAACTACTAGAGTCGGCTGGTATGATTCGCGTTGGACCATCCGGCAGAAGTGGCTGCAACAGAAACGCTCGCCATCAGCGGCGTATGCCGGACTGACCGCCAGCAATTCCACAACTGAAGCGTCCTTCACGGATACGCGGAAGACGACGCTGGACAAAATCCTTCAAAAACTGCAATGAGCGCCATTGTCACCTATCCGGTCACCGATCCGCAGGTTGCGGATACGGAATTTCTTACTGAACAGAAATTGCTTCAGGAAACAATTTCCGGTGGAGGCGGCGGTGGAGGCGGTGGTGATGTGGTTGCTTCAGGGATATTGGCAAACAATGCAATCACGCTTGGTGGTGGCGGTCACACGGTCAAGACCACAGCGACAGGCACCGGCATTGTCACGGCCCTTGGTGTCAACATAGGCAGCGCCGGAGCACCCGTCATCAACGGCGGGGCATTGGGAACCCCATCCAGCGGCGTCGCAACCAATCTCACTGGTACCGCTGCCGGACTCACGGCTGGCACCGTGATGACGAACGCGAACCTCACCGGCCCGGTGACGAGCGCGGGCAATGCCACGGCCATTGCGGATGCCGCGCTCTCGATTGCGAAAACGTCTGGTTTGCAGACAGCCTTGGATGCTAAGGCGCCACTGGCTTCGCCGACGCTTACCGGCACACCTCTGGCACCGACAGCTGCTTTCACAACCAACACGACCCAGATTGCATCTACCGCCTTCGTTCAGGCTGCCTTGGCAAAACAGGCCGAGGCAATCATGGTGGCAGTTTCAGATGAAACCACCGCACTGACCACAGGCACGGCCAAGGTTACATTCAGGATGCCGTTCGCAATGACGTTGACAGCGGTTCGTTCAAACATCAACACGGTTAGTTCCTCCGGCATTGTCACCGTGGACATCAACGAGGCTGGTTCGACGATCCTTTCCACGAAACTTACGATTGACGTTGGTGAACTGACCTCCGTCACCGCCGTCGTACCGCCTGTTATTTCCGATGTGAATCTTGCGGACGACGCCGAAATGACGGTGGACATTGATGTGGCTGGAACCGGGGCCAAAGGGTTGAAAATCGCCTTGATTGGAACTCGCGCATGATATGGGAATGCTTGTTAATTCGTTCGTCTTTGGCGGCTCGCCCCCCGCCGCGCCAGCCGCGCCGACCAACGCCCGCCCACAGTCATGGATGGGCAATAACAGCGTCCTGTTCGATACTCCGGCGCTGCCAGCCGGAACCACGGATACCGATTTTACGCTTCAATTTCGGGAAGATTCCGGTTCTTGGAATGACGTGCCATCAATCCCGCCTTCTACCAGTGATAATAACACTGGGGAGGTTGCTCCGCCTCCGTTTGGCCCTCTGGCGGATGATCTTGTTACGATGTCACAAACCCCATCTTTGCTTGAGCTTCGCCTGAAAGGTTGCAGCAACGCATTCGGAACCGGGCCGGTGAGTCCGTCTGTGTTCTGTCTTCTTCCGCCAGCCGCGCCATTCAACATCAATAACCATTTGCTTGCTCAGACGGTGGATTTTGACACTCCGGCGATGGCGTCTGGGGCGATTGATGTACAATTTGAATTGTTCTACAATGCTGACGGAGCCGGTTGGACGGACAGCGGACTACAATACAATCCTTCCTCCGCCACGCAAAACTTCGACTACAGCGGACTTGGTGTAACACTCAGTCTATCTCTCCGTTTCGCCCCGGTGACAAATGGATTTGTTAATAGCCCTGACGGTTGGGATGCCAATGTGCCGCTGATCTGATGAAGGTGGCCATCCAACCCTCCATGCGCGCCCGTGACTGGCAGTCGATTGCCAACGGGCGCGTTGTGCTGACCGACAACAAGGGTGGCGGCTTCGGTTTCTGGTGGCCTTCATCACCTCAGGACATCAAATATCTGTTCACTCCTTGGACTAGGATGATTACGGAGAACTCACTCAAGGCTGAGTTCTCCGTCACGGCGGAAGCTGGCGTGTCCTTCATTTCGACCGACGGTGATGGGAGCGGTCACGCGCATCTTATCATCATGCGTCAAGACTGGCAGCAGGGCGGTGCAGATGACCGTTGGTGGAGCAATCCGGCCACGGTGGAACTGGCCAATGGAACCTTCACGCTTCAAGCCTCGTTGCAGGCTTCGGACTGGACGAATGTTTACGGGCAGAGCGACCCGAAACAATTTGACGTGGCCATGTCGTCACCGGCTTATGTTGGCCTGACCTTTGGTGGTGTTAGCGAGTTCGGTCATGGCGTTGGTGTGCATGGTGGAAACGCCAAGTTCAATCTGTCCTCGTTTCAATTTGCGTGACGAATGTGGATACTATTTGTGGCAATCCTGCTGGTTGGTGCGGCGCTCATCATCCGCTGGCTTCACAAGCGGTTAAAGTGGGCGGAGGAAACCTGCGGCATCCTGCTCCGGCTGATTGTCGAGCAGATCGAAGTAAGTTCCGAGATAAGCGAAATCGGAAAGGGCTGTGCCAAGGACTGCGGACTGCCCCGCTGTCCCGGTGAAATCGGATTGTCAAAGCTGCGGGAAGAAGCTACAAAGCGGCTAAAAATGCTGCCGCTTCGGGTTTATGGAAGACAACAAACTGCCGACACAACTGCCGGAAATCCAGAAGGCGATAACCCGTGACACGCTGGTATCGGTCAGCGTGGTCGTGCTCATCGTTTCCGGTGCGCTCTGGATCAACAACGGCCTTTCAGCCATCCGCAGCGACATCAAGGCGTTGCAGGACAGGATGGTGGACAGCCTTCTGGTGAAAGACATGAAGATTTGGAGCCAGCAGTTGCAGATCGACAATCCAACCCTTAAGGTTCCCCAAGTAAAACCATGAAAACAAACTTTGCCATCCTCGTTTCGCTCCTGTTCATCCTCGGCTGCAAAAGCGGGCCACCGACAGCCATCGAGCGCAGCTTGTTCAACGTCCAGACCAACTACACGCCAAGCATCATCCTTGTCACCAATACGGTGACCGTGACCAACGAGGCCAAGATTCCGGTTCAGGTGCCAGTCACCAATTTCGTCACCAATCTGGTCGCGCAATACATCTACACCCCGAACACCAATGCGGCCACGGTGGCGGAAACGGGCGGCGCGATTGGTTCGCTGTTTGGTGTCGGGGGCATCGCCAGCACCGCGTTGGCCGGTCTGTTCGGATTGTGGGCACAGATGCGTTCCTCCAAAGCCAACAAGACTTCCGCTGTGCTTGCCCAGATCATCGAGACGGGAGGCGAAATCCTAAAGACCACTCCGCAGGGTGCGCAGCTTGCCGATAGGTGGAAGACATGGATGATTTCGCATCAGGCCGAACAGGGGGTCATCAGCCAAGTGACGGGTCTTGTGGCGAACGTGGTGGACAATCAGGATGCCCGCGATGTGGCTGCGAAACTGACAACCTTGATGGGGAGCGTTCAGAATCCGAAGCCTCCGACTGGATAGGAAACTCAGAACAGTGGCAGTTGAGCAGGTACCAAGTACGGGTACAGGTACCGAAATGAAGCTATTGAGTTTGTCTTAAGGCTTTTCTCTGAGTTTCCCACGGGACATTTCCTTGCGAGAACATCACAAGTTTGAAGTAGTCTTTGAAGCCGTGCTTTTCTCTTGAGAACCCACGTCTACGTTTTTCTTGCATCGTGTAAGGCGCGTGGGAACAGATTCACGGCCCGTCTGCAAGTTCCATTCTGCTCGCTCGATGGGGGTTTCACCCATCTTCAGTGCCGACCGGAAATGTCATAAAGGATCGGCAACGTACAGCTTCAAAGAACGACTGTTTGTCCGTGGGAGAACGCAGAAAACCCACCCCAGATTGCTCCGGGGTGGGCCTACGATGCCACGCCTTGACAGGTAACTGCGCAAAGTGCGCAGAGGCTTTCGCCTTTGAACGGTGTGGAATCTAACTTTTCGATTCGGTTGTCGCTCATAAACCTGTCAAGGTTCTGATGCGCACAAACTGAACCAGATCGCGGTTCCCGTCAACCCTTTTCGTCACCCGTCTAGCCGTAAGGCTTGGCGGTCAGGCGGTGTGGGATTCTTAGACTAGCAGCAAATTGTAAAGCCACTTGCGAAGACTGCGCTTTGGTGGCGGAGGCGGAATTGAACGCCACCCACTAAACTGTTCATCGCATTGAATGAAGTGTTGACGAACGGTTGAGCAATAAAATCCCGTCCTTGCACACTTTCCGAATTCACCACTGCCACGCTGATGCGCACAGTTGTCACAAGATTTGATCGTAGAATTCAGATATTCAACCTTCATAGAATCTCAATCACGGTTCGTTCTATAGTCCAATCAGCATCGGATTGGCTCCGATCTTGGTCGCTTCCTCAACTGACCGGACAATCGCCACCGGCCCTTTCCACGTCTGGTGAAACGACTGCTGAAACGCGGTGAGCTTCTGTTGCGACGGAGCTTTGGCACCATCCTTAATCTCTACAAGGATGTTCATGCCATTTCTGGCGATGAGCAAATCAGGGCAACCGGAGCCGACCCGCGATAGGTCGAGCACGCTCCATCCAAGCTCACGGAAGCGTTTCGCCACGGCGGAATGATTGGAGTCAACCTTACGCGCTCTCATATTCCCTCAGCCATTGTTCGGTGACTCTCATTTGCCGTAGAGTTGGCGCGCAAATTGGCAGATCGCAAGTTCGAGCGTGTCCTCAATGGAAAGGATGCAGTTGCTCATGGTTCCGGCCTCAATTCTAAATCGTCCCTCTTTTGTTCGCTTGCGATCAATCTGGATTTCTGTTGGAAGCCTGTCGCTACTGAGGCACGCCTTTAAGACTTCAAAGGCGGCGGATGGGTCGGTGGTGTAGCGCGGCGGAAAGCTGGCTTGGCTCAAATCATCGTTAAGACCATACGGACTGTAAAGAAATCCTCCTATCGTCCGATTGTCGGTGGCATCACATTTAACATCCGTCCGCACCCAACCAAACAAGTGCGTTGCAATCCAAGCATCCAACTCTCTCAATTTCTCAGTGCTCATGTGTGCGGGGTGGTGGGTGGGTTAGTCTGTGTCTCGCGTGTATCGACCAGCCCATTTCATGCCGGACTCTGTGATGTTCCATTGGCTGTCGTTGGTGATTTTCCCACGGCGGGCGCGTCCGATGCAATCGACGTGTCCTCTGCGGCGCAGGTAGGACAACGCGATGGCCACTCGCCACGGCGGAGCTTCAAGTCGGTCAGCAATGTCTAGATGGGACAGCGGCGCGCCCTCAGATTTAAGAACAGCAAACACGTCAAACGTGCTGAGTATTGCGCGTTTCATAAGCACTCCGATTGTTTTTGTAGATTAGGCACAATGCTAGTTGTATTCGTTTATTTACCCCGACCCCGACCTCGACCACGACCTCGACCCCGACCTCGACCCCGACCCCGACCTCGACCACGACCCCGACCACGACCTCGACCACGACCTCGACCTCGACCACGACCTCGACCCCGACCTCGACCTCGACCTCGACCCCGACCGT